TTTAGGAACAGACTTACCCACTTCAAGTTTTTTCGAGAACTTCCAAAAATTATTCTCTTCTAGAAATTCCTCTCCCGTTCTATTTTCAACAAAGACGTCCCAAAGAGTTCTCTTATTCATATTACCTTTTCCAGCATGTTTTTTAATTGTTGCAGGGGAGACTGTTTGAATATCTTCAGGTTTAAAATATTTAAGAAGTTTTATCTTAAGAATAGAAGCAGCACTTGCCATATCAATAATATTGTTAGTTCCTCCTTTAGAACCATAACTTACTCCTTCAAAGGCTATCATATAACCGTCTTCTTTAAATGTGTTTTGAGTAATAAGATTAATGATATCATTTGACATCACATCATATCTTTTTATTTTAGCTAACTCAACACTAGAATAATCTAATTCTTTTTCAAAATCAGGTTGAAATACAAGAGTAACCTCTTTTAACATTCCCAATTCTTCTTGTAATTTTATAGCCTTTTTAGAACCATTTCTTTTAACATACGAAATAAAATGGTATTTTTTACTCTTATCATTAAATATGCATATACCCGGGGAATTAAGAGAAAAATCAATAGTAATAAAATTCATATTATAGTCTTTTACCTATAACAGCTCCTAAAGCGGTACCTACAAGTCTAGAAGTTAATAAATCATAAAGTACTCCTTTATTTATACCTAATACTTTAGCTATCATTTTACCAAGAGATTTACCTAATGCAAAACCAGTTAGACCACCTATAATAGAACCAAAAAATCCTTCATTAGTAACTTCATTATTAAATCTTTCTAAATCAATTTCTCCATTTTCATTTCTGTATTCATTTAGAAAAGCATCAACTGCTTCGTCTACTTTAGATTCTAATTCAGGAGTCCATTCCTGCTGAAGACCTTCTGTTAAAAGGCTCATTTCTTCTTTTGTAACTTTATTTTCTTCTAAGTATTTTACAAATGTTTTCATAATTTATATATTTATTTAATCTATGTCTATTTTTATACTAAATTTATTATAGTAAAAATTAACATCAAATGTATTAAATTCTGCTACATTTTCAGCTAAGTTTAAATTTAAGTCTGATATTGAGTTCATGATAGGTTTTTCAAACTGTATACTTGCCAAACCTAAACCTTCCGCATCTAATATTCTTAATTTTACATCCGGTATATATTTTTCTAATGTCTGATCTGCATAGTAATGTAAAAGAGTATCGGTTAATATCCAATAATTTATGTAACCGTCTAACAATTGAAATTTTACAGTAAATTGTCTTTCAATTGTATTTTGAATTGGTATTCTACCTCTATGGTATCTTACAGTTCCGTCATTATCAGCCTGTTCTACCGGGTCGAAACTTATTCCTGGTAAATTTACTTCTTGTATTGTGTAATTAATAAAATCTATAGGATTTTCTAACATATTACCAGGTATTTTATGTAAATAGCTTTTGTATTTTTCAGCTACTTCTGCTGGTATAAAATTTTTAGGGAATCTAAAATCAAATAAATTATTTCTACTATTTAAAATCATATTGCATTAAATTTACCTTTATAAACCATTGTTTCAGTAGAACCATTATCTACAGAAATATAGTAATTTTTATTTGTAATAGCCTGTATTTTTAATGCATTAGCCTTACTTATTTGAAACAAAATTTCACCTTTACTTGCATCAATATCTTTAAAAGTAGTAATATTGTTAAAACATAGTCCAGAATCAAATGTCATTTTTACACTTCCAGATTCTAAAAATGAAATAGCTTTTTCTTCACCATCTTCTATCTTAGAAACTGAAAATTTAACGTAAGTATCAAATGGACCTATCCTTAAAACTTCTTCGCGTCCTATTGTTTTAACAGTTCCTTCTTCTAAATTTACTATTTCAGGAGTTGCTTTTATTTTTAATCTTTCTATGAATGTAGGAGTATATTTTACTTGACCCTTTGGTAAAGAACTATTTAAAACTTGAGCAGTATTTCTAGTAGATTGTCTATCTGGTAAAGTGTTGTATATTCTAGTTAAGTTATTGGTAGAATTTATGTTTACTCTTAATAGTCTTTTTCCATATTTAGATGCATTTGTATACGTTAAACTTGCATTTTTAACTATTTGAGTGTTGTCAGTCTGATTATAAATTCTCATAACAACATCTATTGCAAAACTTGTAGCAGTGTTACAGTATTTAATAATAGGTCTAAATTCTATAGGTTCTTCCCAATCCTCTACTTTAGTCATTTGAGTAGAGTAAGTTTCTATAAAACCAGTACCTACATTTTCAAACACTGTTATATCAAATATCACTGATATGTCAGCAGTTGAATGTAATATTTTATCAATTATATGTGCTTCAAAATCAGCGGCACTTCCATCTTTTTCTCCAAATATTTCAAAATAATCGCCATCTGACGCTTCTTGAACTTTTACTGTAAAGTCTTGAAATTCATCTTCTCTACTTACCAATAAATTTTGCGAGTCTCCTGTATAAATGTAATCTACGCTTGAATTATCTTCTAAATTATTTATAAGTTTAAAACATATATTATAGTTTGAAGTAGGAAGCAAGTTGCTAGAACCTACAGTTCCATCTCCATAAAACTCATCTTCAAATTCCTGATACTGACCTATTAAAGTAGGAACTTTAACTTCAATGAAGTTAGTATATAATGTTTCAGTTATTACAAAAGGTTTAGGATTTTTTATTTCAAAATTAGAAGTGTTTAAATAAACTAATTGAGTCAAATAATTTTGTACTTCATTTATTCTATCTGTTTTTACTTCGAATAAAAATCCTTGTTTTCCTCTAGAAGCAAAACTAAAACCATTTCTTAAATGAAGTCTTATTTTATCATATCTAATAAAATTAATATTAGACGTTGCGTTTGTTTGACTTGTTGCTAAATCTGCAGAATTACTACCAGCCCAAGAAGAACTATTAATAAAATTATTAGTGCTATCTAAAAGAGCATATTTATTTTCACCAACCTCAACTGCATGGTATCTTCCTATAGTTCCCGACCCTGTTTTTATACTATTTCCAGTTTCTTCATCTGGTGTTGCAAATAAAGGATTGGCAGCATTAGCAACCGTTACTTTACCGCCCGTCAAGCCGGTAATGCTATATAAATATGACCCAGTTACAGTAGGTAAGTAGGTGTAAACTTGACTTACTGCATCATAAGGAGAACCTATGCTATTTCCAGTAATATCAAAAGTTAAAGGATTAGTAAGTGCTGTTAAATTAAATTTATAAGTTTTACCTACTTCTAACAATAACGTTCTTGCTGCAAAATTTTCAATAGCGACATAACCACCAGATTCAGTAACATCGAAATTAACAACATCACTACCAAGCTCATGTATTAAATGTCTAGTATGTAAATGATTACCGCTAACGGTATCTAAAATTTTAATTTCGCTACCATTATCATCAACATCTATATCATAATCAGTTGCATTAGCCTGATCATGGTATATAAATTCTAAAAGTACGTCGTCGTCTATCTTGAAATATCTAGATGATTGTGCCATATATTATTTATCTTTTTAAAATTGTAACCATTTAGGTGAATAAGTTAGAAATAATCCTACTTGTGGACCGTGGTATATACTGTTATTTTTACCAAAAGTTATTCCATATCCTCCTCCAAAACCTAAAGAAAGTCTACCTCTTTTTTGTTTTTTTATTTTATTAAGTTCATCTTCTACTATAGAAATACCTTCAATACTTTTAAAAGTTATTCCTGGATACTTAGTAGATATATTTATTTTTTTAATGCCCTCTATCGTTTCTATGCCTGCATATAATTTTATATTTTGGTCATAATCAAAAGTTCCTAAAGCTCCTGTAATTATAGTATCATTTAAAGAAACATCAACACTTGCTGTAAATTTTCGCCAATTTTCATCATCATAAAATGTAGAATCTGAAAATATAAGAGTAGTGTCATTCTTAACAATAGCCCAAACAGTATCTACATTATTTATATTTATCTGGGCCTGTAGCAGTTGATTTAATCTTTCTAATTTTATAGCGTTTTCTAAAGCCTCTTTATATTTGTTTAATAAGCCAGCATTTTCATTTTTTAATTCTTTTACTGTAAATTGATATCCTTTTATTTCGTTAATATAAAAACCATTTTCATTTTTAAAAACCTCTATTGTGTCTATGCTAGCCTCTGCATTTCCTTTTACTCTTTCTACTTTATTTTCTAAAGCAATATTTTTCTGTTTAAGTATGCTAACCCTATTACACTGGAACAGCATTAGCAGTATCATAACTAAAATAGCTGATATAAAATAAATGGGTTGTATTTTTATTTTTTTAAATTTCATAAGCTATTACATCATTGCCACCGCACCTGTAGCGTAGTGAGTTTTATTATATGCATTAGTTTCAGTAGGCATAGAAAATTTAAAGCTATATCTAATTCTCTGAGTAGTTGGAGTTGAATTGTCTGTTAAAAATTCTTTTATTAATATAGGTTTTACTGTATACTTTACATCATCACCAGATATGGGTAAGGTGTCATTGTTCAAGTCTAAAACTTGAGGACCTTCATTAAACAAATAAATATTATTATCTCCTGGATATATCCTTCCAATAGTATTAAAATTACTAGTACTAGCTACATCAGCTAAGTCAGTTGTTGTATCCGTACTTATAAGCGTTACATCAACATCTATATACGTACCAGAGTCATTAGTGTATGGAAACACGAAAGAACTCGGATCATCACCTTCTCGTGACATATTCATAGAAATTACAGCAGGGGAGCTATTACCATCCCAATCGCCGTAGTCCGGTTCTCCAATTCCTATTTCTCCTTTACCCCACACTTGTATCAGGTTACCTATTTTAACATAACCATACCTTGAGGTTTCATACGCAGTTGACGTTGTTGCACCACCAACTGCATTTATTACTCCATAATTAGAAAATTCACCAGCATCAAGAGATGTAGTGCTAGGATTTACAACTGCTCCTGTAGCCTCTCTAAACGAACATCCATTATCAGTATATGAATTCCTAATAATTCCCTTTTCCCAAAAATAATCAGTCAATGTTCTATCATCTACTGGTCTGTTATAATTAGGAGCTGCAGTGTAGTTAGTTTCTTGAGCTCCTCCGTCTTTCCATCTTAAACCATCTCCAGCAGTTTCTAAACCAACTTGACTTTTATGAACACCATTAGGGTCATCAAAATATATACTTTCTGAAGAAGTAATTATATCATCCTCTACTTTTAATTTATCTACTCCTAATATTTTAAATAAGTTTGATAAATTTGCGTCTAATGTGTTTGAAATATCAGAAGTAATTTCGTTAACAGCATTAAATTGAGCTGTCATTTTATTTTTACCTCCAGGTGCAGTTGCTAGCATTTCATTTACACTATTAGTTTGAGAAGCTGTCATTCTATTAAAACCAGCAAGTCCTGAGCATGTTAATAAATTACCCTGTCCTGTAGCAGAGGTAGATAACGTGTTGTTATTTCCGGTTATAATGTTATTACCTACAGCTGATAAATTAATATTATTTGAACCTAAAATGCTAACATCATTAGTAGTAGCGCTATCACCTATTGTAATATCTCCACCACTTAAAGATTTTACTTGTATATCATCATTTATGTTTACAGATAAATTAGAGTTACCCGTTATTGTAATATCACCGGTAGTAGCTGTTAAATTAGTTTCAGCAGACGATATTGTTATATTGTTAGGAATATCTAAAGCAAAATTTGCAGTTCCAGAACCTACAGTTCCTGTAATTTTAAAAGTAGTGGTAGTACCACTGTGTTCACTTCGTATAGCATAATCAGCAGAACCTGATGCGGAATGAAGAATATTGATATGATTTGAAACTTCTGTGTTTAAAGAAGGGTCTTGCGGTATTATTATATTTAATAATGCAAGAGGCTCGAAACTAGGATTATTACCTGAAAGATTAAATACATTTTCATCTCCTAAAATAACTCTTGTTTTTAAATCTGTAGTACCGTCATCATTTTTATTAAAGGGTCTTATTATATTATAAGATGATGCTGCAGTTGCTCCACCATCTACATATATAGTATCGCTATCCCATACGTTTAACGAAACTCCATTTGAACCGCTAGCTCCTGTAGCCCCAGTAGCACCGGAAGGTCCTGTAGAACCTATAGGTCCAGAAATTCCAGTAACTCCTTGTATTCCTTGAGGCCCTTGAGGTCCTCCTCCGTTAGCTAGTAGCTGATCGAAATTGTAGTTTAATTTGCTTATTTTAATTATATCCGAATCTCCTTCGAATATTTCTTTTAAATTTAATGCCATCTTTATGACTTTATTTTTATTATAGGCCTAATTTTTGATTTTAAACCTGCTTTTTTATTATATATTAACCTAAAATTAAGTGGATTTTTAGAGTCTAATACATAACTATAATTATTATCTAATATGTACCCTCCACTTTCAACGTTAGAAACACTCTGTGATGAATCTATAGAAGTCGTATATTTTTTACCTGATAAAACATATAAATCAATAGAGTTGATAGAAAATAATGGTAAAATATTATTAGAAACGTACTCTTCAATATCATCATCTAAAGTATCTATTCTACCAAAACTTTTTTCTAAAGTTACAAATTTAGATATAGTGTCTTTGATTCCTTCATTTTTAAAATATCGTACTACACTTTTTTCTAAATAAAAATCAATGAATACTTGTGTTTTAGTTTCTGTAAAAGCTACTTCACTTTCAACATTGTTTAATATTTTTGCGTCAGTTAAAATATCTATGGTTTCAAAATATTCAGAAGTAAAATCGAATATTTGATATGCATTTCCTATTTTAGGAATACATGAAGAGAAAAAGCTTTTTTCTTCAATAATATTTTTGGTACCAGGTATTAAAGATTTGTTAGAAGCCGATTCCGATCTTACATAATAATCGTCTTCCCACCTAGAATTAAATACATTAATATCTTTTTTATCTATTGCAATTTCATCTATTAATGCGTATTTAGGTAAAAGAGAATCTGACTCTGAAAGTTTAATAACACCCTCGGTATCTATTTCATTTACTTTATGAAAAAAGTAATTTTTTATTTTACCGTAAGAATTTCTAAAATTAGCATCTCTAATAAAAGTTAAATCATAAAATATTCCTAAATCATTTAGTTTTTTATATAAAGCAACAGTTAATTCATTTAATTGAAGGTTAGTAGTGTCATATTCTGCATTAGTAGGCTGATCTGCCGCCCAATCAGTATTGATTCTATGTCTTGAAAATGGTTCTCTAAATGTAATGATAGGAGTCATTTCCGGAGAGTATTTACCATTATGTCTTTTTAAGAATGTGAAATATTGACCAAAAGATTCTATTATTTCATAACCTATTACTGAATTTGTAAGACCAAATGCTTTGGGTTTGTTTGTATCTACTTCTGATGTAAGTTTAGAACTTTTTATAACTTCATTTCCATCTTCTACATTTATTACAAAACTGTTTTCTATTAACGTTCCGTCATTTTCAACAGTAACATATTCCGCATCATTTGAATTGTTTAAGATATCAGATATGCTACCTGCAGATAACTGATTAAAAAGAGCTTCATGTGCATTTATACCACCACCGGCATATGTGTATTCCGCCGTTTTATATTGAGACGCTGTGTAATAACCGGTAGGTTGAATAAGCCCAGTAGAAAGTTCAATCATTGCTCCTTGAAACTGAATAGTATTATTATTAATAATGTTTGCTATTTGAATTCCATATTCTATAGAACCTATTTTTATTTTAAGCATTCCAAATAATCCATTAGAAGGGTCTCTTAAAATTTGACTATTAAATAACGAATTTTCTCCGCTTGCATGTTCCATAGAATTTAAAGTAGTAAAACCTGATGCAGGAAGTGAAGTAGACGATAAATCAATAGCACCACTTATTTCTGCATCAGCATATTCATTAGCAGAATTTATTTTATGTGATAATTCGTATAATAATCTTCTATTTAGATAAGTAAAATTATCGTCAGAAACCTCCATTTCTAACATCAAAACAACATACTTAAATTTTTTATTTCTAATAGCCTTTATACTTAACTTATTAGGTTTAGAACTATCAAATTTTATTTTTAAAAAACTAGAAAATTTATACCCATTAAAACTAGCTGACTTTATGAATTCTTTAGTAATTGAATTAGTTACTTTTTTTCTATCTTTTAAAGAAAACTTTAAACCTTTAAAAATAGTAGACCCGAAACTCTCTTTACTTCCATTTTCTATAAAAGTATACTTTTGTTTTTTATTCTCATAATGGAAATATCCGAATTGGTGTTGATAACCCATACTTAAAAAGTAAGATTTAAAATAATTAAAATCAACACTTTTAAAATCGTCAAACTCTATAGAAATGTCAGGTGAAGTTTCTAAATAACTAAAATTATCAAGTGGAGTAATGTTATAATCAGGTCTTTTATCTATATAAAACCATTCATGTGTCATTTTTTTAGGGTCTCTTTCTAAAACTTCTAAACTAGGTGAAAAGTTAGTTTCTCCAAAAGCCTCAGATACGTTTAAATAATATGGATTCTCGCGAACATTTGTTGAGTTTATTAAAGACCACTTATTAATATGAGGTACTACTCTAGATTTAGTAGAAAATTGAGTTGTAAAATTTTCTTTAAGCCTATCATATTCACTTTTCACATATTCAATATCTTCATCGTCACTTGGTGATTCTTGCTTTAATAAAGGCATAAGCACCGCGTAATAATCTTCAGGATTTGAATATAATCTTTCTAAACTTTCTTCATTAAATGCTGATTTTGGACTCGGTGTATCTTTAGGATATCCAGATGTCCTATCATCAGTAAGCTCTTTTAAATTTGAGTTTGATTCATCAAAGAAATCAAAATTAAAATCATAAACGTCATACCCGCTAAAATAACCCCAAGAAAGTTTAAATTCTGAAAAAACACTTAAAACACCCTTAAGTTTATTTTTTATTTCTTTTTCTAAAATAATCTTTTTAAATTCTGAATTAACTGACCTACCATCTGCTACCTTATCTAAAACTTTATTGTAATTACCTAAAGAATCTCTAAAATATTCACCTATTAAAATATCATCTTCGTCATCTAAATTAATATAAATAGATTTATTTTTTTCATTACCTCCTTGTAAATAATATGCGGTTTTAGTTGTTAAAAAGGAAGAAGCAATTTCTAAAACATTAGAAGAATCTTCTCCAATTTCTATTTCTAAAAATGGAAAATTAGAATTAGTAAAGAAAAAACCAAAATTATTTAAGTTATATCCTTTTATAGGAGACTTAACATATATTGTTTCACCTTCAACAATTGTTTCAAATCTAGTTTTTTCAAGGATAACTTCTGAAATAGCATTTGCTATATTCTCATGAGACCCTAAACAAGAAAAGTTATTACCATTAGTATGTGATTTTGTTAAAGAATTATCAGCATAAAAAGTGTTGGCTGCAACATTTACAGGATATACATTTCTAGAAATAAATAAAAATGTATTAGTATTATTTAAGCTTACAAAAGAATGGTCTTCTTCCATGTTAATTACATCTTCGAAGACGTCAACATACCAAACATTATCATAAGAATTATATTTTCTAGAAACTGAATACTTAGCAAAATTTCCAGTGTTAGGCCACGAAGAAACTATATTAAGTGTAGTTTCTTCAACTGTAGAACCAGAAACAGCAGTAAAAGAATTAGAAAGATTATCTTCTATAGTTATTAATTCTCCTGGTTCATTTTTATTTACAAATATGGAAAAAGATTGTTTCTTTAAATTAACTAAAGTAAAATTATCTCCATTATTAGGAGAACCTATTACTTTTAACTTTATAAAATCTCCTTCTGCTTCTGCATTTTCAAATACCTCTACAGTTTTGTCAGATTTTTTAATACCTAAAAAATCAGAATAATCTTTATTATTAGAATCTATCTTTATTTGGTATTTAGATATATCCCAATCTACTCCATTCTTAACATTATGATAATCTTTATCTGTTTTTACCCAACCAAACATTCCTAATTCTTTAAAAAAATCAGAATATGGTAAAGACCAATAATCATCAAGTGTAGTAAAATCTAAATTATGTTCTATTTCAGAAAAAGTAATAGTGTCTTTTAATATTTTTTCAACTTTTCCTTTACCTATATCATGAGAGTCAACGTATAATCCATAATATCTATTTATATCATACTCTATAGCCTCTTCATCATTAAACATAAATTCTAAATTAAGTAAATTAGCACATGCTACTCCATTTCTAGAAAATCCTGATGTTATAAAATCGTTGTATTCTATGATAGGTTTATCAGTATTTAAAGTGTCTTTATATTGGAATTCCCCTTTACTAACAAAACCACCTTTTTCTAAATCTATACCATTGTATAAAGTTTGTTCGTCTTTATCAAAAGAAACCGTTAAAGAAGACTTTGGAAAATCTTCAGAATTTACATGATTTCTTATATAAGTACCTATATTGCTTTCATCAGAAAGGTCTATCGTCTTTATTAAAGTAGAGTCTGACAATACTTTAGATAATCTATCTGCGTTATTAGCATATTCAGAATGTTTTAAATCCACCGGGTCTTTCATTCTAAAAATTAAAAACTTAGAAGGTATTTTTTTATCTAACCATATAGGTGCAAATATTTTAAATTCAGAATTATATAATTTTGAGAAATTAGATGAAGCTCCGAAATTATAAGTCTCTTCAAACTGTTTTGAGAAATCATCAAGTATTGAAAAATCGCTGTACTCTCGCTTTATACCGAACGCTAAATCTAAAGGAGTTGAGTTTTTTATCCAAAACCTAGAAAGGTCATAAGAATACTTTCCATTTTTACTAACTCTTTTCTTTTTATATTTAAAATTAGACAATTGTTCTGAAGAATCAAAACTTTCTAAATAAATCTCATCATTTTCTACTACAATCTTAACATTTGTAGAAAGTTTAGGGTTAGTTCTTAAAATAGGCCTTGATATAAAATCAGAACCATTATTAGTTTCAATATCCGTTCTAATACTTTTAGACATCAACTATTAATATTTTTAGTTTTACTAATTATATATCTCTTTAATAAAAACCTTAAGTTAAGAGCTATACAGTTTTATTAAGAGTTACTGCTTTAATATTATTAAGATTAAATCCTTTAGGTTTATATTTAGCAAAAACTTCTATATCAAAAGAAAATTGGTTATCATTAGAATCAAATAAGTCTATACCTATTGTTTTTGAATACGTCAAATTATTAATCTGAGAAGTATTTAAACCTCCTATTCTTCCAGATGAAGTATCAACGCCTCCTGTAGGTGTAGCTCCAAAATAGTCAGTCATTCTGTACTGAAACACAATATCTAATGTAATGTTAGGAGCTTTAGCAGTTGTAGAATTTACTTGCTTTTCATCTAATTTACCTATTTTTCTTCTACCAAATTTATTATCTCCGCTAACTCTTAAACTTCCTATCCTTGTAGGTGAAGCAAATAAATATGCACCGCATGATTTTCCACCTAATAAAAATTGATCGTTATCGTCAAATGACATCTTCATAGTTCTTTCATACGACGGATCGTTATCGTATCTATATGCATTTTGTAAACTAGAAAAATCTTCGCTCTCCTGTAGTGTAGCAAGTTGACTCATATTTACGCTTTCATGAGAGAACCCGGCCTCACCTATTTGTGGGTGGTCTATATGTATATAAATATTATCATCATAATCTCCTGAAGTTAATGAATCTAAAGTAACTACGCCAGTTGTTCCGTCCCAGATAAAATCAGAACTAACAACTCCTGTAGCACCGGTCCCTTGTTTGCCAAAAAATTCAAATCTACTAGTGTCGTTAGTAGTAAACATGTTTGTTCCTTTTAAATAATCTAAAGGAGCTACAGCATAAAGAGGATTTTCTCCTGAAACGTCCATAAATCTACTATAAATAAATTGACCTTTTCTCTGAGCAGATTGATTAGGTGATTGATTATTAAATATTTCTGCTGAGGCTTCATTATCCGATAAATTTTGATACTGTAAAGGAACCAAGTCGTATTTACCTTCAACCGTGTAATAAGTATCGTTTTCAACCCTAGACGCTAAAACTGGAGTTGCAGACGTACTATAATCATGAGTACCCATTTCAAAAACAACTTCGGTACCAGATGATGAAGAAGGAAATACAGCGTCGTCTCTTTTACCAATAACCCTAGCAATAAGCTCTAAATCAGTAGCTTTTGTATTTTCTAACAATAATTTAAAAGTTTTTGTAACTATATGTCCTTTTTTAATATTTAAGTCAGCAACCTCATCTGTATAATATCCTGCAAATACCTTAGCAGTTTGATTAGCTTCTATTTGATTAACAGTTCCATCTTCGTCAACTAAACTAACTGTTAATTCACCTTCAGCATTTTGTATAGTTTCTCTAAGGGTATCTATTTCTTTTTGAAGGTCTATCAATTTATCAAAAAGAGTAATAGGTGTTTGTTCTCCTGATAAAAATCCAGAACTAATATCTCTAGCACCATGTGCAAAATAGTTTTCATTTGCTATAAAAGCCTGTGCAATGTGTTCATAAAAACCTTTTGATTCAAGCTCCTCAATTAATTTAACAAATGTAGTTTCTTTAGAATTTTCTTCTATTAAATTAATAACATTAGAAGTATCTAAAAGACCTTCTGGAAAATCAATTTTAACAACCTCACACCAATCAGATTCTAATGGATTAGAAGGATATCCAGCTTCTGAAATAGATTTAATTCTTATTTCTACACTTTCTCCTAAGTTGATTGGAATATCTAATTGATTAAAGTTAATTTCTTGCCCATCCTCAACAGATTCAGAAACCCAAATATACTTACCAGTAACAGAATCTCTTAATCTTTTTCTTACAGGAGTTTCGTATTGATTCCAATTAGAAAAACTTGCAGTTGTTGTTTGACCATTAGTTTCAAAAGGAATTTGTTCAATATTACTAGTTTTTCCGCTAGAAGAAACATATCTATATTGAATTTTAAATTGAATAATCTCTTGAGGCAATGTATCTTCGTTATCTTTTGCTTCCGGAATAGTCCAAAACCCTCTTACTCTATATTTAGGACTTACCTCTAATACATTCTGGTCAGTACTTATACTTTGTATTTGATTAACTATAGAAGTATAAAGTTTAGACTCCGCACTTCTTTTTTCAATTAAAGAATTAAGATTATTTTTATCTTTATTCTGTTCTATTTTAGAAGTATATTTTTTAGTAGCTATCTCAGACCTTTTACTAGTAATCGTATCATCTAGTTTTTTAATAGATTCTAAAACATTAGTTTTATCACTTGATAATTTTTTAATAGAATCAAAGGCATCATTAGAGGTTAAATGTGTATTTACTTGTACAACTGAAAAATTAGTAGATATTAATTCTACAGGATCTGGAATAATACCAACAGTTGCAGGTGGAATAAAATCTTCTTTAAGAGATTTAATAAATTGACCAAAATCAGCAACATTATTTCTATAATACGCGGCTAATGTACTAGTACTTCCATCTGCATCTTCTATTGTCAATTCATTAGAATAAAATCCTGTTCCAGGAGACCAATTCTCAGCTATAATTTTAGAAGAAGGGTCAATAGCTTTAAAAAATACAATTTGTCTTTCATTAAAACCAACATTTATGCTTATATTTACTGAGCTATCTAAATTTTTGTAAATATTTAAAACATTAGAACCTATTGTGACGGAATCAAACCCTTCTATCAGCTTTAACTCCAGTTGACTTGTCCCAGAATATATGTTGATTATCTCATACCTAGTGCTGTTATTACCAGAATTGACAAGAAGACTATCTCCTATGCTCAAAGCTTCAGTATCTTTTAAAGTTTTTTCTCCATCACTATATGTTAATTTATTAAGCGTAAATAATTTAACAGTTCTGGTTACTTCTTCTCCATCAACTATAAACGTTTTAGAAACATTTTCTACTTTTATAACATCAAACCCTCCATAATATTGAGTAGATTTGAATGGCAAATCTCTTACCTGTTCATCTATTGTTATATTTACACCATCAGAAATAATATCGTTAAGAACAGTTTCATAATTTAACTCTTCTAAATCTTTAAAATTATCATCAAAATAAGAAGGTGCAAAATCATCCTCTGCCGGAAATATAAATCTTTTAACTAAAACTCGTTCAGTATCTACATCTATTTGACCGCTTACATCAAATTTAACTGTTAAAAGAGGATTTAAAAAATCTTCAAAAAAGTCGTTATCTGTAGTTTCAAAAGTTGTAGGCAAATCAACTGCTGTTAAATCATTGGCCGGAGTTTTTAATTTTTTAGTGATAACTCTCTGAAAACTCCCATCTGGTAATTGAACGGTTGCATTTGCAGTACCAATACCACTAAGAGATTTTATATTATTTTCTAATCTTTTAATTTCTTTATTTAAAAAACCAAAAGAAGGTATTTGATAAGTTTTTATTGTAGTATTACCATCTTCGTCTGGAGCACCAAATAAATCTATAGAAACAGTTATTGATTCATCCTGAGTCGTCACTGCTTGATTAATTCTTTCGAAAGTTTCTAAAGCATTTGTGTTCATTTGAGTGAACTGTCTAAGTATACTATTTAATGAGTTTTGTGTGTCCATCTATTTTTATCTTATTATATCAATTTCAAAATTATAATTAGCTGCATTTATGCATACTATTTCAAAATATGGGTTATCGCTCAATTGAGCATCTGATAAACTTCCAATCTGTGTATTATAGTTATTTAAGTTATTAGTCCAAATATTTATAGAATTACCGTTTAAATCTAGACCTTCAAAAACAACTTTAAAACTTTGGCCATCGGACCACTTGATAAGTTTATCATCTAAATATATATTGATATTACTGTCTGCACTTCCGGTGGTTACTTTACCTGACAATCTTAGTTGATTTGAATAGCCACCAATTGAAGTCCAAATACCATAAATAGAAGATTGAAATGGCTCATATTGGGATACTGAAGTTATCTCAGTATATCTAGTCTGAGTATTTTCATTAAACCTATATGGCCTATTTAAAAAGTAGCCGTTTAAATTATTTTTTATTTTAATTTTGTTAGGAATGCTTTTATCTAAAAGTATACCTTTATCTGCTACTAAAACATCTGTATTGTATTGTACCTCAGTAGGAATAGTTCCGTCAACTATTTGATTTATTCTGCTATTAGCACTATTAATTAAACTTAATAAGCTTTCAGCATCTGATAAATTTAAAGAAGCATTTTCTAAAGAAGTTTCTAAAGAATTTAATCTACTTAAAATTAAGTCAGTTCCCTCAGTTGTTGCAATTAAGTTTTCTACGTCATCAACTCTTTTCGAAATAGTGTTATATCTAATATTAGCATCTCTTAATATTTTAGTAGCCTGTTCTAAAGAAGCAGTCGTATTCATGAATAAATCCATGGAAAACGTAGTAAAGTCATTTACATTTACTTCTACACCAACGTTATCTAAAGACGAATTAAATTTAAGATTTAGTTTAAGACCAAAAGCATTTCCATTTAAACCAGTAATTTCATTAGGTTTATATTTTACAATTTCAGGAATATAAGAGCTACTTGCCGCGCCAGGATTATCTTGTGGATTGTCTAATATTAATATACCATAAAGATTTGTAGACCTATTAGAAGGTACAGATTTACTGTAAAGGTCGTAATAAATTAATACTGCGTTAAACCTAAAGTCTTGGCCGGTCTTGGCAAAATCTTCTAAAGTCTGTAATGTAGAAGAATTTACTACATTTGCATAATTTTCAGCATCCCAATCAATACCGTAATTAGAAGCCGTAGCACCTATTAAATATTCACCAGAAGCATTATCAGCCAAAGTTTCAACATCTAAATTTATGTCTGGGTGAATCGTACCCGCTCTACCATTTATATCAGCCTCTCCTAAAATAGAAGATTGTGTAGAATTATAGTTTGTACTATTAAATAAAACAGTAGGGGTAAAACCTACACTAGAAGGTACGTTTATAAATACTTCTTGATAAGCTTGACCTTTGTAACTAATATCATTTCCTACATCAATAGTACCTAAATATTTTACAACTCTTTCATAGTCAGTACCTGTTCCACTAGCATTAAATTCTTCTGTAGAAAAACCAACGCTTGATGCTTCATTAGAATCGGCAGTTTTAAATCTAATAGCACCTGTTTTTTCTAGCCATTTAAAGAATATTTTTTCTGAATCCGAACTAAAAAGAGCAGAATCAAAATCATCATCTTGTAAAAGAAGTTCCTCTAAATTAAGAGCGTAATTTTGAAATGTTTTAGCAAATTCTACAGCTGCATTAGAAGAAGGAACGTATGCCGCTCCAGAATAATCTATCAATGAATCAAACTGAATTGTGTTTTCTCCACTAGAAGGAGCTTGAAAATTAGGCAAATCTAAAAGAGCATATTTTGAAAAATCAAACTCAAGGTCAGCATTATTAAAAGCCCTTGTTAAATCTCTTGTTCCATTTGCGAAGGCATACATTGTGCCTCCTTGTACTTGCGGTATTCTTACTAACGGTGTAGCCATTTACTTATTGTTTTTTATTAAGATATTGTAACGTCATGTGAGCCTACAACATACCAACTAGAACCTAAGTATCTTAGTGATAATGTACTCCCTACGTTGTTTAATGCAATATTAGTAGCTGCTGCGACGAGCGTTGCATCGACATTTCCTGCAACTCCTGCTATTAATGTAATCTCTTGACCTTCTGAACCTGCAACTAACGATAGAGTACTTGTACAATCAACAAAATAATTATATTCTGTTAAACTCGCTGGCAAAGTCGCTGAAGGTGAAGCAATATCCTGATAAGAACCAGATTTTATTACACTTCCTCCAAGAGATGTTTCTCCAGTATTACTAAATGAAGTTGAACTTGCTGCTGCTAAGGTAGTAGCACCTGAAACAACTAACGAAAGTAAATTTGCACTAACACCTGTTAATGCGTTTGTTGTCGGATCTAATAATGCTTTAAGGTCTACTATTTCTGCCTGTAAAGAATTAAAATTTTCATTAATAGTCACTCTTGATGAAGATAATGAATCTGTTCCTAAAATTTCTATAACTGCCATTGTTTTTTGTTTTTATTTTACGTTTATCATATTTTTTTCGATACTATTCTTATTACCATTACTATCTTCAACCTCCAAAGATATTCTATAAGACCCTTGTTTTTTAAAAATGTACGGTAACCACATATTATCATAATATATATCACTATAATCCGTGTTAGTATCTTTATATATTTTCCATATTGGGTTTTTAATACCAGGCATTTGAGTTTTATCTACCGAGATAGTTACATGGGTAGACCTCTCTATATCTCCGCATCCATTTATTATGCGAGTGTTATCAAATGTTGGATTGTAGGGTGTAAAATGAACATCTCCCATAACTAATCCATTCGAACTTCCAGAACCTATGCTAAAATAAGCTTCAATAAAATCATAAGAATACGAATAGTTCTTACCAACACACATTATAAAATTAAAAGTATCTACAGCTCCATTATTATTAGTGTCTTCAAAAACAGGATTGTAATTAAATTTAGAAATAATCTCATCAGTAGATGAATTTAATTCATCTGCAATTGCTTCCCAGCCTGTAATATCTCCAGTATTTGTAGGAGTAGAAGACGTGATAGTATGATACCCTATCTTAGTTTCTTTACTCACTGGATCGAAATGCGATATTGTTAATACATTACCTTGAAATGCAGTGGATATCTTAAAACTAGCTGCTAAATCTGAGCCTATTCTTGTAGAATTCCACCAACAATGTTTAAAGTCATTCCATCTAACATCATCTATAAAATCCCAAGTATAAGGTCCTGTAGTTTCGCCATATCCTGTTAAATTAGCAGGGTCACTATCTATAAATCTTCTTACTGTTGAAAACTGCTTTCCTTGAGATTCATTATTAATATAATTACTTCTGTCCATAGTAAGATACAAACTTTGAAAGCTTTCTCTTACTTTTTCTAGGTTTTCAGTAGGTAGGTCCCAATAACCGCCGCTTTTTTCCCAAGAAGTCTTCCATTTTCTCCATGTCGTATTTTCCTTCCATTGATAAACACCGTAAAGTTCTATTGGTTTTACTTCTACATTAAAAAATGATTCTATTTTGTAAAAACTTGTAAAACCGTTTAAGTCAGTTAATCTTAATTCAACGTCATATTCTCCTGTATACGGTACTATAATTGCAAGTTTTAACATCTCAGGATGCCATGTTAATTCTTCATTAGGCGTAGAAAGACCATTTGTCTCCCAATATCCTATATCTCCTTTAAATGATTGAGAATAATCTCTAGGACCTGTAACAACCCATTCAATTTCATAAACATTTCTTTTCCACCAATTATTCCATGTTATTTGATTATCTGTGGCATCTAACCAACAAAAATCAGCATCTTCCCATGTTTGGGGTAAAGAAGTACATTCTAAAATTAAAGGAGAGCCTACTGGAATATCATAATATCCAGCAACACTGTTATTAAAAGTTTCTTTTTCTTCTTCGTAATATTTTAGATAAAAGTCTTCAAAATCAGATATTAATAACTCTCTATCCGCTTGAGAAATATCATCAAATTCTTCTAACCCTATAATATTATTACTAGAATCTATAAGAATACTAGAGTCTGTTATTAGTTTATAGTCTTCTATGTATAATTGTTTATTTTCTGGATAAACTTTAAAATCAACTTCTTTACCTTCATTAAAAACAGCAATAGGCTCTTGATTATTCCAAACATTAATATTTTTTTGGTCAAAAAAGTCTCCTTCTCCTGTAATATCTACAATTTTAGCCTGAAGCGGTAAATAATCTTTTTGTAATTTGCTTTTTAATCCATATAATTTTATCAATACTTCTTCAGGAGTAAAATCAAAAGATTCTTCTACTTCTGGGATATCCCAAATATCAAATTCTCCAGTAGGATTATTAAGTTTATATACCAACGAAAACCTAGAAGTCTTTTTTAAATTAGAAGAAGGTAAATTAAATTTCTTTCTCTTTTTATATGAAAATCCTGAATTAGTATCAGGTACAGGAACTGCTTGAAGTTTTCCAAATGCAGCACCGTCTTGGTTTATATTAAGCCAATACTCCTTTAATGTTATATTGTTATATCCAAAAAAGTCAATAGCATTAAGTACTGCTTTATATGTTCCAACAAAAGGTTTAATATTGTGTAATTCTAAAAGAAGTTCTCTTCTTTTTTGATTCATTAATCGCCAATCAATACCATACTCATTAATATCATGTTCCTTAAACATAATAAAATCTCCATCATCTAAAGAAGCTCCTAAATTTTGTAAAAGATTTTTTAACCTTTCATCTTCTCCTATAGTTTCTCCATAAACTAAAATTTCTGCCAATACTGTATTATCAGAAGCATCTGATATTCTTAAAGACTTATCATGTCTTCCTTCATTTTCAGAAGATAGCCCTATATTAACTTGCATTGCGCTGTTTATGTGGCTTGAAACTTCTTTAAGGCCATTACTATCTATTGAAACAAGATTAGTGTGGTCTAAAGTATCTAAATTTATGGTATCTAATTCTTGTATTTTTACAGTTTCATTTTCTAATTTAGTATTGTAGAAAAATAAATCTTTACTTGAGTATACATCTTCTATCCACTCAACTTTAAATTGAGTTCCTGCAGTAGCACCTGCATGTGAAATAGGTGTACCCCATACTTGATTTCCTTGAGGGTCTTTCTGTTCTTCAAGAATAAAAAGGTTAGCAGACTCATAAAGTCCTGTAGAAACTTCTGGTAAAAATATTGAACCTTTTAAAACTCCTGAAACTATATCTTCTTTTAAATTAAGTTCATTTTCTACTCCATTAAAAAATCTTAAATAAGGATATTCTGCCATTTTATCTTACGTTAGTATCGTCTTTTTTTACTGTAAAGTTTTTCCAATTTTTCATTTTACGTATTTGAAAAATAGTATTCATATAGTAATCAGTACAAAAACCTATAAAAGTTCTGATAACATCATTTCTAAAAATATGGGGAGATATATGATTTCTAATAAGTTCATCTTTATAATCATAGCCTAAATTAAGCCTGTTGTCTTTTCGCACCTTCTGGTAATTATATCTTTTTTCTCTTTTATATCTATATAAATCGTCGTATAGTCCCATTATAATCCTCTTCTATTTCCTGCTTGAATTCTGCTATAAATAGTTCTAGGAACTGGAGGATTATCAAAATAAACTGACAATGCACTCATTTCTCCCGTAGAAGGTTCATCTTTTACAAAATTACCTTCTCTATCTTCCCAGTTACCTCTAAATACAGCAACTTCATCTTTATCTAAAATGATATCACCATATTTATCTAAACCTATTTTATCATACCAATCAGAAATTGCTTTTTCTCCTCCTGATACAGGAATCAACATGTCTGGTTGGTCAAGCGTTATTTTTTTAATTTCTTCTGTTCTTTTAAAGAACACCAATCTTTTTTGTTCACCTTCTTTTCCTAGAAGTTCGGGTGTTGTGGGGGTAACTGTAACTTTTTTGTAAGTATAATATCCATTTCTTCTGGCCTCTTCTTCAATACTTGAAACAAACTGAACATTTACGGCATCAACACCCTCAACCCCTTCAATTAATGCAACAATGTCACTTTTAGGAAGCTTATCTCTTCGTGTTACTTTTATTAAATAATTACTAATTGCAGCTCTAATGTCATTAAAAATATCTTCCTGTTTAAAACCTTCAAACCATCTTATAGATATATCCATTCTGTATTTAACAGCTTTTGGCTCAACAAAAACAGCTTCACTAGTAACCATTTGTTGACCACTATCTTCTATAACTCCAATAAATCTATCAGTCTCTTCTTTACTAAAAAAGAATTCTTCAAAAGGAACTGAAAAATAATCAGTTCCACTTAATAGTCTTTTTTCTAAATCTGGAATAGCAAAAATATAAATAACGTTATCGTCATCTAAATAACCATCTTCAGTCGTGTTGTATGCGTCTAAGTAACTAAATTGAGCATACTTAGACAGAAAATACTCATAATTATCAGGGTTTGATAATACAAAACTTCTACTAGCCATTGGTGTAAGCATTTTTGTAAATTCAGTAGATTCTGGATCTGCTCCCATGAAAGGTGAAACTAAAACTTCAGAATCTAATAATTCATTTAAGTCGTAATCATCTCCTACAGAATCACTACCTTCATCACTCCATTTAAAAGTTAAATCTCCAGACTGATTCAAATTACCAGCAGCCCCTTCACATTTCAAATATTGTATTTCTATAGTAGAGCCATTTGGTGGAATTAACCCAAAATTACCAGTACCGAAATAAATATCAATTCCTCCACTAATACCAGTTTTTATTAAGACTCCTTTATCAGTAGGCCTCATTTCATAAAGACTTTCAAATTTAGTCCATAATTCCCCATTTACAGAAACTTTAATAAGATTATGGTCTGTTGTTCCGCTTACTTTAACATTAAAGCTTTGGAGTTTTTCTCCAGTTCCAGTAACATTTTGTGACTCTAACTCACCTTGCATAATACTAGCTTGAACCCATCCGTTAGAAGATTTAGGTAAAAGAAATTCATCTTTTTGAGTCCTTAAAAAATATGTAAGTCCATTATTTTCAAAAGTTATTTTAGTATTTACTGGTATTATTAAATTGTTACCTGCAACATCTGTTGCTGCTCCTGGTTTCCATCTAAATCTTATTTCTCCGGTTGCTGCAAAACCTCTAGTCGGATCGTGCCCTGCAAGTCTAGCTAAACCATATATAGATTCTGGTTGTTGAGCTGTATATATGTTTTGTTCTACTGTAGAATCTTCTATGTAGAACATAAGCATTTCATTCATTTCAGACATCACCTCTAATATTTGTGCGAATGGAGAAGCTGTTGTAAGAAAGTCTCCTGCCCTACCATATACTCTTCCTATGTAATTTGAAGCATCGTCAAATATTTGTTTAGCATTAACTCTTGCTTTCTTTAAAAATTTTAATTCAGCCATTTTTTTAATTATTATTCTAATGTGACCACAACTAAATATTGTGCATCTATTGTTATATTTATATTTGCAATATCTCTTATTTGCCCTCTTTGGAATGTAACATCTACTCTAGTATCAAATTTTTCAGCTAATGGTATATACATGTCCATTTGTTCGTTAATAAGACTTTTTATTTGTTCTCCATTTGCATTTAGCTCATATATCATACTTTCTAAGCTTGCTCCAAAATTAGGACTTCCTAAAACAGTACCTCTATCTGTAAAAAGCATAGTTTCTATTTGAACCATGAGCTGAGCTATCTCATTTTCAACATGAACCATATTTACATCGTGATTTGGGTCTTCTATTGTTTTAACATATAATTCCATAGATTATTTATCTAATTTTTTAAGAGTGAAACATCCAATCTACTCCTTCATCACCTTTTATTTCTTCTTTTACAGCTTCTAATTCTTCTTGTCCCATAGAAAGAATTCCATCATAGTCTATTTCTACACCGCCTGGTAAAGAAAACTTAAATACCGATAATTTAGAACCTATAGCTACTTTTACTTTAGCAGCAACATATCTAAAAAAGATTTCATCGTCATAAAGAGCGCAGTCTGGAATACTTTCATAAAGTTCTAAAATAACATCGCCTTTAGGAGTATCTCCCATAAATTTTAATTCTCCAGTTAATCTAGAATAATGAAAACTTAAAGGATTTTCTAATATCTGTCTAGCCATGTCAAAATAACTTTGATTAATTACATAGTATTGTAACTCTTCTGCAGATTCCGAAGCCCCTGCTCCTTCAAATGCATTTCTAAATAACATCTTGTCTATTGCAAAATCATTTCCTTCTGTGAATCTTAAGTCTAGACCACTTCCTCCTTGATTCCATCCAGATGCCAAGTCGTATACACCATAAATAGAAAAAACCTCTCCAGAACCATCAGTACCTGCTTCTGCAAAATTAACACATCTGTTATCTTTAAAATAACTAGATGAAAAAACTTCTTTAGGAACGTGATAATAGTTTTCTCTTAAACTATATTCATAATTTTTTCTAAACCATTTAATAGCTCGCTTCACTATATTTTTTACTTCTGGTTCCGGTAAATTTAAAGGAACCATACATGCACCTGTAATTTCTGAGCCAATTTCAGCTAAAAAATCATTTAAACACTCTGTTCCAAAATCTCTTTCATTTTCAAAATCACCAGCCTGTCCTGTTCTTATTTTCGCCATTTTAATTTATTTTTTTACTATTTATTATTTCAGTTTTATCAAATTTTGCAGACTTACTTATCTTCCCATTTCTAAATATACCACCGATCATTCTGCCTTTAAATATACTATCCCATTGATAAACATAACAATTTGTAGCCTCACACTCTTTACTTACATAACTAGATTCTATCTTTGACGATTTAATTAAGCTATTTTGATAAAAATTACATCTTTTTAATTCTGAATTTTCTATTTCTGTTCTAAAAAAATCACAAAAAGAAAATGTTCCAGTAAGTCGGCAATCTATAAAATCATAATTATCTAAATCAAAGCAATTTTCTAAAGTACCATCTTTAATTTGAACCCTACCTATATCACTATCATAATTTATAAATCCTTTAGAAATACTACCATGGCTAATTAACCTAACTACACTAAATTTTATTTTATCCCAATATAAAGATATTATTTTATCTGAAGTTTTTAAGTCAACTGATAATTTTAATTCCGGATAGTATTTATTTATTTTTTTAAAATCTTTAAGAATTGCAGTATACGGCTCATTTTTATTTAATATCCTCTTTAATTCTAAAAGATTTAATTGAGTATAATTTTTATTCGTGGAAGAATGCCATAATTGAAATAAAAACCTATCTAATAAATATAAAACATTTGAAGTCTTTTTTTGATAATCTTTACCTCCAATATACCTAAATTCTAAATAACCGAGTGATAATTTTTCAAAGTTTACTCCATAGTATTTTTCTTTTGGAAAATCAAAAGATTTAGGATTTATTTGCTGACCATTAAAATAACTAGCTTCTATTTTAGGTACGCACCACTTAATAGATTTAGCATATACACTATCTTTTCTATTTGGAAACATTTTATACACTTCGTCTTCATTAAAATCTAATATAAATTTTAAAGGGTCCATTCTTTGAATAAACTCAGGCTTATTAACTTTTTTAGAATCAAAACTTACGTTTAAATGAATTGATGATTTTTCAGTTGTATATCCATTCTTATCTATCCAAGCTAAAGTATCAATAATCATTTTTCTGGCATTACCGTATGAGATAGCGCCTGTAACTAATTCTACAAGTCCTTTACCACCTGACATATCAGGTTCTAACTTAAATTCTTTATCAGTAGGTTTAAAATCACTGTGAGCTTTATCCTCAATTCTAATTTTTTTATTTAAAAGAGAAGAAAGAGATTCACGTGTTTTTTCAAGAGGTAGGTTGGAGTAAAATTCAAACTCTACTCCAACCAATCCCATTTCTAGAATGTCTTCTTTTTGAGTGTCATTAACAATTTGATACGTGAGCATGTGATACTTTTACTTTTTTTATATATCACAATAATCTAATAATATAATATTGCAAGTCTACTCTACTTCAACTGGAAGTTTTAAGAAAACTTTTTTGGTGTCTTCTTCTATTCTAGTTATTATAACTTTAATCTGATGTTTAGGTTTATATGCTTTTAAAGCTTCAGTGTTTTCAAATTCACTAATATGTAATAAACCAACAACTCCTTCTTCTATTTCAATAAATAATCCATAATCTTTACATGATTTTACCGTAGCTAAAACTTCTGAATTAGGTTTAAATTTTTCATTTATCTTTAACCATGGATTAACTTGTAACTCTTCTTTTTGAGTAAGCGTTATTTTTTCATTAGAAATAATATCTTTAATTCTGAAAGTTATTTCTTCACCAGCAATAATTTCTCTATTTTTATGGCGCGTTAATACGTCAGGCTCTAAATCATTTACATGAATCATACCAGTTAAACACTGATTAAATTCACAAAATACACCATATTTCGCACTTCCTGTTACGGTTCCTGTAATTTCTTGAGTTAAATTTTCTTTAAGCCTTTCAATACTTTCTGGAATTAAAGTTTTTAAATATGACCTATGAGAAACAACAATAGTTCCTTTTTCTTTACTAAAACTTACAGGTACAACATATAAATCTTTATCTAAAATAGAAGTGAAGTCGTGTAGCTTATTTATTCCTGCTAAGCTTCCTGGCATAAAACAGTCTATTCCATTTACTCTTACAATATAACCCGCTTCTTCCATCATTCTAGTAACATTACCACTCCAAGCAGTATCTTGTGTCTTAATTGCAGTCTGCATTTCTGTAAAAGTTTTCTTTCTGGCGCCTTCAGTCAATGAGCCATATAAAGAAACTGAATCATCAAATGGGTCAGAAGTTATCGTAACGTCTACTTCAGTTCCTATTGTTTTTCCTAATTCTCTAAATACAGAGTCTTCTTTCTGAAGGTTAATAAAAACTAATTGTCTATAGCCAATATCTACAGTAGCGACGCTATCTTTACTGGAATAAATAACTCCAGAGTATTGTCTTCCTTGCTCTATTTTAGAAATAGTATTGGTGTCTTCCTCATGTTTATTATATTTGTCATATAATTCTTGAGCATAACTTTCTCTACAGAATACTTTGTGTTTTGGATTTTTTGTTTTAATGTGAGGATTTCCTTTCCTAATCACTGATGGGCATGTAGCTTCATAGCCTTCCCAATCAAAATTTCCGTTGGCATCATACCACTCGGCGTCAGATTTGTTAATCATTTTTTTTGTTTTTAAGGTTTAAGTATATATCTTTTATTATTTTAATGTAAAGTTCATTGCACTAAGCGTGATAGGTGCAGCATTTGTTGCAGGTCCGGCTGGACTCTGTAGTTGCAAAAACCCAGAAGGTATTGTTAATTTAATGTCTGCATCTTTTACATAATCATCTATTTCTTCCGATATAATTTTAGAAAGTTCTTTTGATAAAACATCAATTAATTCTTTAGATATTTGCTTTGACATTTGATCTGCAAAGTTTTTCCATTGCTTCTTTTTAAAATTATCTTGGTTTACACCAGGAGGTTCTAAATTATCTTGATACCATTTATCTATATCTCTTTGTGCCTTATAAAGACCTGCTGGAGGTATAACTAGCTCTTCAGTACCGTATTCTTCAGAAATAAAATCTCCATTTCTAACATTGCTATCACCACCTGCTAATTTTTTAGCTAGCTTCTCTTCGAGGTCTTTAATTCTTGATTCTATTTTAGATTTTAATGAGTTTTTATCTAACATTTTATTGAGTTTTAGTTACTTGACTTAATTCAGCCCCACTTAAAGGTATAATAGGAGGGGTGGTTGGTGCTCCAGGAGCTGCACTACCATGTGTATGTGCATTAAATAAAGCTTGAAAAGTATTTCCTTTAATTACTTGTTCCGCTGCCTGTTCTCCTAATTCAATATTAGGGCTGTTTATATATGTTCTAGGAGCTTTTACTTCTACTTCATTTTCTGTAAAAAGATAAATTCTATTTTCAGCATCTAGTTGAATTAAGGGAGATTCTTCAGCACCAACGCCTGTAGTTACTATAAAACCTTTTTCAGGACTATAATAAGCTCTTAGATTTCTAGCAGCATCATATACTAAAGATATACAGTCTTGTGGTGCTCCACTTTCTGATAAAATATCTGATTTTAAATCAGAATTTTGATTAACTTGATAGATATATTCAGGGTGATAAATATCTCCATTATCAAAAATAATTGCAACTATATCTCCAACTCTTGGAATAGCATGTGCACCTGGAGTATTTCTATTAGAGGGACTAGCCCAAGGAATAGAGCTATTAGGAATATTATCGAATTTTCCAAAAACTTTTACTCTACACCTTCCATCTAAAAGAGGGTCTGCGTTATCTACAACCTCTCCTATCCAGTGACTATCTCTTAAATTATCTTTCTGTAAATCTTGAGCTTCCATTAATATATTTATCTTATTTTTTAGGACTATTCTTAAGAGCCTCCTCTATTTCAGTACTATAGTTTAAGTAAAATTGTAGATTTTCTGGTTTTCTTAGTATTTCTAAATTGCCATTCATTATATGTTCACAAAATTCTAAAATTTTGTTTTCTAGCTCTTTATCCATTGATGTTTCCTAAATCAGAATCTTTTTCTGGCGAAGTTTTTGGAAATATGTTTCCTAAATCAGAATCTTGCTCTGGTGTTACATTTGGAAATACATTATCGCCAATCCCCACTTTACCATTCGATACTGAATTTTCAGCTTTAGAAACAGCATCGATGGTTTTAGTTGCAAGATTTCTTATGGCATTTAAGCTTCCAGCACTAATAGCATCTTGTATATTACTTGCGGCATTTAAACCATATACATTACCTAGAAGAAGTTTAGCAAATGCATCTTGTGTTAGTCTCTCTGCTCCACCTTCGAGTGCTGCAATTGCATCTTCTAACAGATTTTCCGCAAGTGTGTTAGGAACATTAGGTGCAATTGGGTTTTCTGTATTAGTAGACTCTCCATAACCTTGTATTCTTTCTATGTTTTTACCAGGTTTTGTTATTGTTCTAGTATCTCCATTAACTTGAGTTTCAGATTGTTCTTTACCACTTACTTTATCTCCTTCACTAGTAGCACCTGAGCTTTCAGTTTCTCCATTCGAATTTTGATTTGATGTGTGATATTCATGTATCTTATTAGCACCCATAATTCCCTCAAATTCGTTCAAATATTGCTTACTATAATATTTTACTATTTGATAATTAATACCTATTTCATTTTCAGCCATTTTTGGCTCAACTTGTGAAAGTCCTGAAAATATTGCAACACCTGAATCAGTTTTAAAAGAACATTTTTTTAATCCTACCATAAAATGGGCTCTAGCTGTATACGCAATATCTTTATTTACTACAGTGTATTCTCTATCTTGCTTTACAAAATCACTTGTTTGGGTTTTAGTAGTATTAAGTTTTTTATTGGCTATATTTCTTGCATCAGAAACAATAATAAACATATTGAAATACGTAAGGTTACTTGGAAGTACTCTACACCATCTATTTATATCGTATGCAATATTTCTATACATATCCATAAGACCTGCTATTGATAAATCTAAAGTCTCTGTACATTTTATTTTTAACCCGTCATCAGTACCTCTATAAGCTTCTTTAAATTCATCGAATTTAAAAATATTTTCGAAACCTTCTAGCTCGTAAAAATACCAAGGCATTTCTTTATTTAATTTTTGTAAAAGTTGGGTAAATCTAACTAAACTATCTGCTCTTTCTGGTTCAACTAATACCTCTCTTAAAAATTGTTCAGCTTTCCCGTTAAAAAGAGGAGAACCACCCCAATCAAAAAGCATAAAAAATGTAAGATATGTTGGGTCCCCATACTTATGTGTCGTATATCCTTTTTGAAACTTAAATCTTTCTTTTTTGTAATTACTCATATTATTTTATACTATTTACTAATACTGGCCATTCTCTTCTAAGAAGTGTTAATCTTTGTCTAATAGAACGCTCTCCTTGTTTGTATATATATTCTATTCCACCTATTATGTAATGCCCACTCACGAAATCATCTAGGTGAGCTTCTTGCCCAACATCAGATTCTCCTTTGTCTTCAAAATCAAAAGCTTTTTCTTCTGCTTTTACACCTTTTTCTTTTAATGCTTCATCGGTTTTTTTATTACCTTGAACTTTTTGCGGTTCAACATTATACATTACAACTGGAAGTTTTTGAAATCTATAAAGACCTGGGTTAAAAGACTGTAATTCTACAGTTAATTGAATTTTATCTAATTCTATTAAGTTTTGATAATTATTAAGAATAGAATATTTATGGTTAGAATGAACATTTCCCTCTCTATTATAATCCTGTTGTCTTCCTATATACTTATGTTTTACATGGCTTTCATAATGGTCTTCATCTCTTCTGCCTTTAAGAGGTTCTTCAGAATCTCTTAAATTTTTACTAGAATAAGATTCAATATCAAACTCAATAAGTTTATCACTCTCTAATTCATCGTACATCTGTAGTATCCTCTTGTATCCGTTCTGTAGTGATACAGTACTCGAATTATTAGTTAAAGACCATTGAGATATTTTATTACCAGTGCCTTCCGCTGACATGTTATTAGTTAAATACAATTTTGATTTTATTTGGTCATTATCTTCAGTTGCTTTATCTTCTGAAACTGATAAGTCAAATGATGTAATAAAGTCTTGCCCATCTTCTCCTTTAACATTTTTAGAATTAAATATTTTATTTACTTCTATAAAATTTAAGTAATAGTATTGGTCTATATAAAACGTTTGAAAAGCTTCTTCTTTAACATACGATGCGTTGACCAATCCTTTAATAAAGTCAATAGTTCTGTCGTATGCTTGAATTCTTATTTGAGCATCTTCAGTAGAATTAATATTGGTTGCCAATCCTAAACCTAAATCAGAGGCAATTTGTTCAAGGTGTTCTAAACTATTTCCTTCAGTAAAAGACCTACACTCTTCTGTAAAAAGTTTAGGTATTTTAGCAACACCTATAAAACCATAAGTTCTTTCACTATGTGGCAATCCTTTTTTAGGAGACTTTATTGAAATTATATCAAAGTCCATGTGTATACTTTTAAATGTTTCTTGATTTTTTGAACCTATATAAACACTAATGACATCACCGTCTCTAGGATATTGTGAAGTATCAAAAGCACCTTGAGAATCTTTTATTCTTACGGAAAGTCTAGGTAAAGCATCAGTTACAGATATTTTAAAATTTAAAATATCTGCCTCTTGAAAATCGTATGAATTTACTGAAATTTTAGGAACGTCTGTACCGAAAGCTTTACTTTGTTTATCACCTCCCTCGTCTTCATCTAATCGAGGTACTTCAATTGAAATAGGTCTAATAGATGGTTCAGATACTACTAATATATTATTATCTAATTCAGCCATTATCTATCTTTTCTTCTTTTTATTCTTTATATCACTTTCTTTTTTCTTAAGAATATCTTTCTTTTTAATGTTTTCTTTTTTCTTAAGCTTTTCATCTAGACCCTTTTCAGTATCTTTAATATTTTTAGACTTTTCATCTTGTTGTTTAATATCTAAATCATTAGACTTATCTCCTGCTAATGAAAACGTGGTAGTTTGATTTGTCTCTATAGTACCATCATATTTTACAGTAGTCTTTGTAATAGTTGTAGTCTTTTTACCAGCGTCGTATACTACTGATTTTTTAGTAGATTCTTTACCTATTAATTTACCAGAATCATCATATATTTTTTCAACATCAGAATCCTCAGATGCATTTTTATTGCTATCTAGTTTAGCGGCTTTTGCCTCTTCAAATTTTTCTAATTCTATTCCTGCTTTTTTTAGTACATCAACTTCTTTTAAAGTTAAGTCTTTCATATCCTTATCAAATATAACAGGGTCTACCTTCTTCCAATTTTCATCGCTAACATTACCTAAACCTTTAGAAACTTCAATTTTATTTTTTTTAGGTTTTACTGGATCTGGTAACATTGCCCCCATTCCAAATTCAGTTGCCTTTTCACCATTCTTTTCCGTAAATTTAAAAGTTTTAAATCCGGTTTTAAGAACATTTGGGGGTAAAACTTCTTTTATTTTATACTTTTTCTTAAGAAAATCTATTCTTTTTTGGTCTTTAGGTGTTAAACGTTTACCATCTAAAAACTCTTGCCTAACAATATTATCTATAGCAACAGAAGGTCTTTCTAATTTCTTAAAAAAATTACCAACTACTGGTATCTTTAATGTATCACCTTCTTTAATAGAAAACGGGTCTGAAATACCATTAAACTTTAGTAAATAATCTATGTGTTCTGAAGTACCATAATAATCTAAACAAATTAAATCTATTCTGCCTTGCTCATCCTTTGTAACGTAGTGCTCTTTTTCCATAAGACCTATTTCTTCTTTATTTACAAAAAGCATGGTAGGTTGTGTAAGAATTAATCTACCGGCATTTACTATTTTATCTAATATACTTTTAAATTCCATTATCCATTTCCAAAATTTGAAGCTTTTCTAGCTAAGTTTCCGCTTTTATCACCGTATATTTTTCCATAAGGATCGGCGTCAAACGTTATTGAAGGGTCTATTGCACCTTCTTCAGTAATATACAGTCTACCTCTACCTGCGTTAAACATAGATTCAATATCTGCTTTATCTCTTGGTCTAGCAGGTTTTAATTTAATAGTAACTGTAAGTTTAGTTGGAAAATCTTCGTAACCCAACGGCCCGTCAAATTCGAAATCAGTATCGGTACATGCTAAATTTCCTATAACTGCGATTGGGTTAAGAGGATTTCCTATTGTAAGATGCCAACTACCAGTCGGGTCTCCAGTTAAAAATGCTTTAGCTACTTCTCCACCTTGGGGCCCTCCTAATAAATCCATCATGGCTCCACCAATTACATTGTTTAGTATTTTACTAGACCCACCTTTCAGAATATCTTGTACACCTGACGTAATAGTTTTTGCTAAATCTTGAACAACACTTCCTAAAAACCCTTTTAAATCTCCACTTTGTAGTTTTTTAAGGTCACCAAAAGGTTTACCAACTTTACCACCTCCAGTATATCGTACAGCTCCTCCCCAAAACGGTGCTTGATTATATGTTAAAACTAATAGATTAGCAAGAACATCTAGAAAAGCAAGCTTAGGACTTACACCTGGAATTCCCTTTAAATCATAATGAAATTTCAAAGTAAAATCTTGGCTGAAATTTAAACCAGCTTCTCTGACCTGAACTGATTTAATTATATTTAAAGGAACTAGTTCATGGTTAGGATAAGTCTGTGTCATTGGGTCCCATCCAGATCCTTGCTTTTGTCGCATTCTAGTTTGAGTTGCACTTTCTCCAGCTAAACCACCTTCTATTCTTTGAGCAATAGGGCTAGAATCTATAAATGCTCCTATTTTACCCCTATCTCTAGGCTGACTATTAATAGTTTGTAATTCTGAAGTTGCCTCTTTCCATTTAAAACCAACACTGAATTTAAGTATCTCTTTCATATTATTACCGGGTTTTTCACCCATAAAAGTTATAGCTTGTGCCAAAGCAGGTTGCTGAGTTCTAAAAGGTTTTCCGTTTGCATTAAATTGAATAGGTCTAATAATGTTATCTTCGCATGGAAATGCAAATCTTCTAAGAGTTAGCATCTGATTATTAGGTATCTTTCCATAATACTTAGTATAAATAAAGTCTCTATATTGGAATTGATATCCTGGTGAATATGATAATCTTGAAGTTTCAACTACAATCATTTTAGCAGATGGGTTAACTGGCATGTTACCGTCTGCTCCTCCATAAATTTGAGCTTTTCCATATTCTCCGGGAACAATACCTTCTTTTTTACTAAGCCCTTGCATCGGAGTACCTCTATATCTAAAGAGACTCCATCTATTAGCAATAGACCTTGGCGAGGTTCCGCTTTCTTGAAAAGTTTTTACCTTTCCGTGTTTTTTACTTATATTGTATTTTCCTGGTCTTTTAAAAGTTTCGTAAGATGGTGGTCCACTTATGTCTTTTTTAATATCAGATACTAATTGCTTAACATTTCCTACCAGTTCTGCCTGCAAAGCAGCTTTTTTCTCTTCTTTAGTTAATGGAGGATTTCCTTTAGCACCTATAACTCTAGCATTTAAAACTTCGTCAACACCAGTCTTAGCGTTTTTATATATCCATTTTGCTGCGTCAACACCTGCTGAACCTACTTCAGTTGCTACCCAAATTAAATCATCAACTACTGGAATATAAGCCATAAATAAAAAGATTTTTTATTATATATCTAATAAATTTAGACGTGTTTGTCTAAATCTTCGGCTCCTGGTTTTTCAGTTAAGTCATCAAACCACTGTTTGTTATTTGGGGCTCTTTCTCCTAAGAATCTTTTAAGTGAATTAATAAAATCAAATCTTGTATGGAAATACAACTCTCCTCTACTATATTGTTTACGAGTACTCATATCAAATAGTTCTTTAAGATTTTGTTCTATAAGAAATGTCTGTATATTATTAAAAAAGTCTATTTGCTCTTTTCTTGTTTTACAACAATACACACTGTCTACAACTACTAAATACTTTTCCCAATTATCGCCATTGTATGTTTTTTCTACAAAATCATCTATTGTTTTAAGGTTTTTTCTAACTAATTTGTATCTAGAATCAGAACCACTAAAATCTCTAATAGTTCTGCCTTTAATCAAGAATCTTTTTACAAAGGCAATATCCTCATACATTTTATCTATTTTAATTTGATATTGTGGATTGTATTCGTCGAATTGAATATCGTGTATGACTCCTCTTACTGCAAATAAAATATTGGGGTGAGTTGTTGTAGAAATTAAAGCATGTATAGAATCTCCTTTAGAGAAAAGTTTATGTCTAATCATTATCTAGAAACTTCACGTTATCAAACTTACTTAACACTGAAGGGTCTAAATTTTCTTCAACATTAATAACTACTAAATCAAATTTTAATCCACCTGATATTTCCGATAAGAAGCTTTTAAAGTTTAATACATTATCTTTATCTAAATTTTTTAGAAGATATGTTATGTTTGCAGTATCTTCTTCATTATAATTTTCTGATTTTTTGTTTTTCTCAACTAAGTTTCTTATCATCTTTTGAATTTGTAAAGATATTATAGTATCTGAAGGAACATGACCAAAGGGATCGCTCTTAGATAATCTATCACAAACTTCATTGTAAGAAATAATTTGATTTTTTGTTTTGTCAAAATCTTCTTGCTTTCTTATTTCTTTAGCAAGTTTATTAAATTGAGTTTTATTTTTGCACCAAATACAATCAACTTTTAATTTCATATTTACTGAGTTGTTTTTTATACCTATCAAGAAGTCTTTCAGCACTAGTTATTCTGCCTTTTAATTCGGCTGCCGTTAACTCTTCTAATTTTTTAGGTTTTGGAGTGACCTTTATTTCTAATTTTTTAGGGTCTAGGTCACTTCCTTTTTCTAAACCAACGTCTAAACATATATCATTTAAAAATTTTAATCTATTTTTAAAATCAGCATCTTCATCGAAAACATATAGTGTTCTAGAAGTGTATATTTCTCCAGCTCCATTAATGTTATCATCTTCTAATATTTTGACAACACCATTATCAGCTATTTCTATGTCGATATTAGTCATTCTTTTTACTTCTTTTTTGTAGCGAAGTTTGAGCTTTTAACTCTAATTTTTTTGCTTGTTTTCTATCTGCTCTATAATTTTCTGTTTTAACAGATCGCAGAGCAAATGCTTCTTCCAAAAAACCTAACTCTTCAGTATTGTGTCCTTTTTCTTTCATTTTTTCTAGATACTGTACTGATAAATGTTCTAATCTTTCATATCTTGCAGTTTCAATTTCTTCAAGCATTTTTTCATGCTTTGCTCTGCCTTCCTCTCTATTTCTTTTTCTAAACTCAATTCGAGTAGGGTCCATAAATTGCAATTCACTTAATTTTTTAAGTACTCCTAATTGCCTAAACATTCTTCTCTTTTCTCTTCTATTACTCATAGGTTTTTGATATTTGGGTTTTTACTTGATTTTTAATATCGTCAATTATATTATTTATTTGATTTTCTACATGATAGTCTAGTCCTTCTAAAAGTTCTTCTTCTCCTAATTCGTCTTTTAAAGCATTAAACACTGTTTTTCCAGGAACGTTAACTCCTATTTTAATTTCAAAATTTGTCTTTTTCTTTTTACTTAGCTTGGAAACTATACTAGATATAATAGAACTACTGCTAGCAGCAGTCTCTTCTTCGGCTACATACGAAGGGTCATCACCGGTTACTGGAACTTTCCTACTGTTTTCTACTTTTTCCATTTTTTCTGGGGTATCTGCAAAAACAGGTTTTGCAACGCTAGCACCTAATATAGTTGAATTTTCTTTAGCAATTTCCATAGATTCACATTCTTCTAAATATTCTGTTATTAATGTAGGATTTATTCTAGAGCCATCTTCAAAATATAACCATCCGTCTTCTATTCCTTTTTCAATAACTATTTTACCTGCCCGTTCAGACTTGGTCCAAACATATATTTTTTTATCAGATTTTTCTGCCATTTTTTTACTTCTTTTAGGTTTATATTTAGTTTTTCCAAAAAGTTTCTTTAAGAAACCCATAGCATGTATATTTAATCTTCGGCATTATTTTTAATAACCCAACCGTTTATATTTTCTTTTAACACTTTATCTATAAAATCAATAGCTTCCGCATTACCTATAAAAGCCTCACCTTTAACGTAATAGTTAAAAAACTTTTCATTACCCCAATCATCATATTGTTGTTTTACAAAATCAAGGCTTTCTACTCTATATTTTTTTATACTCATATTATTATATTATTATATTATTTTATTATCTTAATCCTATTTTTTAAGTCATTAGACAAAAAGTTAGTTTTTTGCATTATATTATTAAAACAGGCATCTAAAATATAAGTTATAGCCCAATCATTAGAATTTCTAACAGATCTGCCTATACCCTGTTCTATGGTTACACCAGTTTTCCAATCATACCATCCTGGAGAACCTTTCATTTTTGCTATAGTCAAAGGGTCTCCCAAAGAAGGAAATGGTATTTTAAAGAATATTTGAAATCTACATGACTCATCATTAAAATCTAGCCCTTCTAAAATAGAAGGTCCCATAATTATTCCATTAACTCCTTTTTTAAATTTTATTAAAGCATCTTCTTTTTCAGAAGAATTTTTATATTCTATAATTCTTTTAATATGTTTAGAATGTTGTTTTATATATTGAGTAAACTCGTAGCTTCCCGTGTGAATAAGTCCTCTTTGACTTTCGTGCCTGTCAAGTATCTTATCTAGCATTTTAATCGCTTCAGGAAGACTTTTCTCTTTATGTTGCATTGACATTTTAAATCTATTTACAAATATAATAGGTGACTTCTCATAGTTGAAGTCGTTTGATAATCTAATTACATTTGCATTTTTAATTCCCATTACTCTAATATATGTCTTTGGGTCTCCAATTGTTGCTGACATAAAAACTTTAAAACCAGATCTTTTATGAAGGTGTTTTTTAATCATTGTTGCCTCATTTAGACACATCAACTTTATTTCACCTTCTTGGATATTTTTACTAAAGAGCATCGATTGAAGCCCTTCTTTTTCTATTATTTCTAAATAGTCTTCCAACTTACAATGCACGTCTTTTATGTAGTCAAACTGTTTAAATGCTTTACTCCATTTTTTAGGAAGAGGTTTTTCAACACTTCTTCCAAATTTAAACCTACTTGCTTTTTGCAATTCCTTTCTTTTACTTAAGACACCACTTAAAAAAGTTTTTAGTTTATTTAGTCTAAAGAACATTCCTTCATTTGTCTCCTCAAATAGAATCTCATCTATTAGACCTTCAATGTATGTTCTTCCAGCTGTTGAAGTTCTTATGCCCTCTGAAATCAAAAAGTCAATCAAATCTACCGTTGAAAAAAGGGGAAATTTTTTTAAAATTGGAGAAAAATGTTGCTGAACTATTTCATCTACTTTATGTGCTTCATCAAAGAAAGCAAAGTCCCGTTTTTTAAACGGAAAAAAATTATCATATTCATCCAAATCTACACTAGATTCAAGGGCCTTCGGCCCAGTATCAGATTTCTCTAAGCTTTGCTGGTGCTGGGCTATTTTAAGATTAACATAATTCTGTTGTATTAGCCACCAACTGTAGTTTGCTAAAGTAACAGGACTATTAATGGCTTTTTGGCGGCTATTAATATATCCACAGGTAGAAGAACATTGAAGGGCCAAAGACTGGTTAATGCTGTAACCTCTCATCTTACACTCTCCCATACTATAACTTAGCCCGTTTACGTCACAGATGTAGTTATCGATTCCTCGTACTGAAGCACTTCCAGTTTTAAACTTGATGATGTCTCTTTCATACTGGTCTTGTAGTGATTTGTCGGAGGTTATTAAATACCCAGTGTTACCTAGTTCCTTTAATATGTATGAAGACCATAAGGCTATTATAGATTTACCTGTACCTGTAGGAGCATCTAGTATTAATGTACTTTCAGGGTCTTTAAGATATAAATTACAAATTGCTTCTATAGTTTCTCTTTGATTAGTTCTAAACTTGAAATCTGTACCAAAAAGTTTTTTATCTAAAGCTGTGTCTATTATATCTTTTATACTATTCATTAATGTTTAGTTCTTCAGGGTGAATACGTTCTACTTCTATGTTAGCTTTCTTTAGTAACTCTATACCTGATAGGTCTCTATATGCTTCTGTCCAATATACTTTCGTTATTCCAGATTGTATTATCAGTTTTGCACAGTCAAAACATGGGGAGGTAGTGACATATAACGACGCCCCTGTCGAACTTATAGTGGATTGGGCCACTTTCGAGATAGCATTAGATTCGGCATGAAGGACTTCTTTCTTTGTAGTGTCATTAACTTCACAACAATTATCAAAGCCATTTGGTGTACCGTTATATCCGAAACTGATTATAGCTCCATCTTTTACAATTACCGCACCTACTTGTCTCCTTTCAGCATAGCTGCATTTAGCAAACTGATATGCGACATTCATATATACTTTATTGATTTCTATTTTAGGCATATTCTTTATATTAAAAAAGCTAACTATAATTTATATAGCTAGCTTTTCATTTGTTTATATACTGTGTAATTATTAATCTTCTAATTCTTCCTCAGCGCTATCATTTACTTTAGGTTCAGCTTCGTCTTCAGTTTCTTTAATTTCAGTTCCTTCAGCTTTATAAGCTTCGCATGCCTCATCTATTTTTTTAGCGTATGCCTCTTTCATAGCATTTAAAGTTCCTTCGTAAGCTTCTTTAGTATAGTCTTCATCGGTATCATGCATTTCTTCTAATGCATCTGCAGCGTTTCCTCCTACTAGAGCAGCAGTTTCTTTTAAATAAGCTTCTATAGTATGTTCATCATAGTCATCAGCCTCGTAAGCTTTTGCTTCAGATTTCATAGCTTCTTTCATAGCTTCCATCATTTCAGCTACTGTTTTTGTTTCTGAGATATTGTCTTCATCATCCTCAGCCTCTTCTACTTCTTCTTCAGTCTCTTCTAGTTCATCTTCTTCAGTCTCTTCTAGTTCATCTGTAGATTCAACATCACCGTTGATTTCTTCTGTTTCTTCAGTCGCTGTAGAATTTCTAGATGAATATTCTTCAAACGATAATACTTTTGTTTCTGTACGTTCCATGTTATTATTTCTTTTTACGTTTAGATATTATATATCCCTTATATTATATTAATATTTTAGTATTGGTCTACTAACATAGGATCGATAGAAGATATTGACATAGGAAATTCTTTTTTTCGATACATGATAAAAGCAAGCTCTTTGGCTTTTGCTTCTAATTCAACGTCAACATCATAACCAAAGGTTGGAATGTCTTCATAAATATAATCAGCGTGCGCACGATTCATAACACTAGTATCTTCATGTAATTTCTTACATGAACTATAATGAGTACACTGCGTAATATCAGTAGGCCAAGTAGAACGTGCAAGTTCAAATGCTTCCTTTACTGGCATTGGGTCTTCATAACACCAATGATGGTGGTAGTCAAACATTACTGGACAGCCAATAACATCACTGATTCCTTCTTTAAGGTCTTTCACAGAATACTGTGCTTTTTTATCGTCATTTTCTACAACAAGTCTTTTTTGTACAGATTCGTCCAACATGATGAAAGAATTACAAAATCTTCTCATTGCTGCTTCTTTACCTCCTTGTGCACTATTAATATGAACATTGATAGGAAATGCATGAGTTCTAGGAAGTCCCATTAAGTCCATTATTTCTCCATGTTGGTTAAGTTCTTTCATAGATTTTTTAACAACTTCAGGGTTTAAACTTGCAATAACACAAAAATGACCTGGATGAAAAGTAATTCGCTGCCCGTTTTTTCTAGCAATATGACCAGCACCTATCAATAAATTTTTAATTCTGTAATATGTAGGAAGGTCTTTAAGTTCGTACTCAGACATCCATGGAAACATATTGCTTGACATTCGGTACAGCTTTACACCATTTGAATTATTCCATTTAATAATTTCAACAAGGTCTCTCACGTTTTGGAGTGCCAATTCACCTGCATATTCAAGACCTTTTTCATGAAACGTCTTTTTAATCATACTTCTGCCAACTTTAATACCTTTTTCACCTAATGTAAGGTTTATGCAGCAATATCCTAAATTTACTTTATTCATTATTTTCTTTTTTTGATGGTTTAATAAATATACATAGCAATAGAAAACCCATAACTAGAGGCCACGCAAATGTTACCCAAAATTTAGTTCTAGTATCCCATGGAATAAATTCAGCATCATCTAAAGGTAACACTTCTAATTTAAAGAAAAGCCATACAAGAAAGTCTATAAATAAATTAAATAGAATTCCAAGAGAAATATATGTCAATAATATAGTTAGCATGATGATTCTTTTTTAGATTCAAAGTCTTTTATGTAATTCTTCTGTCTATCTATTTCTTTAACCAAATGTCTTTGTCTTTTTTCAAAACTGTTAAGTCTTTTAGCAGATTCTGAATCAGGGTTTTTTTCTATGAAGTTTTTAAATCTTAAATTACCATCTGCTCTAGAACCTTTTCTAGTCCATGAACGCTCTTGTTCTTCAATAAAATCTTTTTTAGCATTTTTTACAGATTCTAAATTTTCAACAGTTTCATCTAACACATAATGTAGATGGTTAAGGTATTTCAAATCGCTTTCTTTCATCATAGTTACTTTATTTTATTATATTTATTTAATTTATGTTGTTTCATGTATTCCTTAATAAAGAATGTGCCCACACCGATATCCTCTATTACAAAGTTATTATCGATTAAAGGCTTTCTTTTTTTAGTTATGACATCATCTATATTTCTGTTATAAATAACGGTCATATATTTCTTGTTAGCCCTTTCGCTTTTTTTGTAAATTACAACTATTGGTGGTCTTGGTTCTGCCATTATGATTTAGTTTTTTGAAAGTCCATATACCAACTATCATTATATCGATATTTAATAAACATTGCTAGATGAATTCTAGTTATAGGCTGCCCTTTAGCAATTACTCGAGAAAATTGCTTTCTTTTAATGAGCCATCTCCAAAGCATATCTAACTCTTTTTCTCCAGGAGATTCAACGTTGGCTTGTATAGATTCTAAAAAATCTTCTACCATAAAATGTTTCTCTATTTCTTGAAACAATATTTCTCTTTGTTCTTTAACGGTCATTTGTCTCTTTTTCGTATTTTCTTAATTTTTCTAAATCCTCTAATATTTCATTAGATTTTTTTTTGAGCAAGTCCATTGTTTTTGTTATTTGAGCTAACTCTTGGTGTAGTCTAGAATATTCTTTGACTATTTTTTGTTCTCTTTCGTTTAAATTTTCTAGCATTTTTATTATATTTGGTCGTTATGTTCTCCATAACCTTCTAAATTTTCTAGTTCTAACATAACAACTTCTTTTACACCGTTATAATAGGGATCGAGAAAACAGTTATCTAGAATTTCATTGAATTCTTTTTGATATTGATAAGCTCTATTAAAGTAAATTTGAGCGGCTGCTTTATATTGACCTTTTCTTATTTGGTCTAAAAAGTGTTTAACGGTTGGGTTCATTTTATCAGTTTTGTTCATGTTTATTATATTTAAAGGTTGTTATTATTAATTAACTACAGTATAAATATAAGAAAAAAAAACGACATAAAAAAATCTGGAGTGATTTATTTCCAAAATAATTGAATTAAAATCAAACATGTTGTTAAAATTAAACTTATTATTGTTTTTAAGTTTATAGCTTCTCCTAAAATAAACCAAGTAAGACCTGCGAAAACTAACATTCCTGCTGAAAAACCTATAAATCTTCCTGGCCAAACTAATCCACCATAATGTGCCGCAACAAATTTTGTTCCAAGAATAAATATGTATGTCGTAAACCCTCCAAAAACCATTGAAATTATTAAAGGATTGTTTTTAGCCCATGGCCATATAAATTGACTGTTAGTCTGAAACCAAACCATGATTTGAGCTAAAAAGTAGAGTGATATGCCTATTATGAGGCCTTTCAAAATAAAGTATTAGTTGTGGTTAACATGTGGCTAATGAAACTATGTCTATGCTGAGGTGTAGGACCATGTTCTTTAATAGCTTTAATATGGGCTGCGGTACCATAGCCTTTATTACTATTCCAACCATAATGTTCATTACCTTCATTTAATTTTTTCATAATTAAGTCTCTTTCTGTTTTAGCAAGAATAGATGCCGCTGCAATAGAAGTGTATTTATTATCTCCACCTGTTATTGTTTTAAATGGAATACCATTCCATCCTTTAAACTGATCGCCATCTACAAGAATAAAATCAAACTCATCATATCCCCGAGACATATTATCTAAACATGTTTTCATTCCCTCCATTGTAGCTCTTAAAATATTCATTTCTTCTATTTTATCTACATCAATCGCACAAGTCTGATGTGCTATTGCATTTTCTAATACAAGTTCTCTAGCCTCTTGTCTTTGGGATTCATTTAAGAGTTTACTATCTTTGATTAAAGGATGATTAAAGTCTTTTGGCATTATAACAGCAGAAGTAACTACTGGACCTGCTAAGGCTCCTCTTCCTGCTTCATCTAAGCCTACTTCTACTAGGTCTTCATTTAAAAAAGTCTTTAACTTAATTTGTATCGCTTTATCCATATATGTTATATGAAAAAAATGTAAAAAGTTTATTTACCGTTATTATATTTCCACTTATCGTATTTCTTAACAATATCTTTTAAAATTTTAGCTCTAACAATATCTTCTTCGGTAAACTCATGTTTGCCAACACCTTTGACACCCTCTATAATTTCTATAAATTTAGGAAGACTAACTTTATTTTCTTTGATGTCATATTGATTAATATCTCCAGCTACAATGCATTTACTTTTTTTGCCCATTCTAGTTATAAATAGCATTAAACTTTTCATTTCAGCATTTTGTGCTTCATCTAATATCATAAGCGCACTATCAAATGTATCTCCTCTCATAAATGCAAGTGGTTCGAAACTAATAACCTTTTTTTCAAAAAGAGTTTCACATTCTTCAACGCCTATTATTTTTTCTATATTTGATTTATATGATTTTACCCAAGGTGCTATCTTTTCATCCATTCCTCCAGGAATATATCCTAAACTCTTTCCGCTTTCTTCAAGAGGCTTACATAGTATTATTTTATCTATTTCTCCAGATGCTAACATCTTTAGTCCTAAATAACATGCTGTAAAAGTTTTAGAAGTTCCTGCAGGTCCGTGACAAAAGACAATCTCATTATTTTCTACAGTTCTTACATAATTTTCTTGAGACCTTCTTAGTTGTACTTTTTTGAGAGAGTTTGTAATTTTTGTTTTTAAACTAGCTCCTTTCCGGTTACTTCCTGCCATTCATTATATTATTTTTAGTCGCCTGCCATTTCAACAAGCTCTTTAAGTTCTAGAAGAACTGAACATTTTTCGTATTCTTCTTTTTCTGTAAAGTGTTTGATTAATAAGTCTATGTATTTAGACCTTTGTCCTATACCATGCGGTATTTCGATAGATTGAGTACCTTCTTTATAAACCACAAACCTATTTACGCTCTTCGTTAAATTTTTAGTAAGAAGTTCGTATGAATCAGATAAGAGTTTATCATGGTCTTCGTTGTTTAAATAAGGTAACATACTTATAATTTTTATTATATGTTATATATTTAAGTTGGCCTTCCGTATTTGATCTGGGGTATAAATTAAGAGATTATGATAATATCATCTCTTAGATTTTCCATCTTTGAATTTATGCTGAACATATTTAGCTTTACCTATTTCAGCTCTTCTTTTAACACATTTTTTTGTAAATTGTTTTCTATCATTTAATTTACGATTTTGCTTAGTTTTAATTACTTTTCTTTTTAAAACCTTTAGAGCTTTTTCAATATTCCCATCTTTATTGCTTACTAGTAACATCTATAATTTATTTTTTATTTTATGTAAAACTTGACATTTTTCAAATTCATCTGTTTTTATGAAGTATTCTATTAAAGACTCAACTGCTTTAATTTTTGTTTCTTTAGGATATTGGCCATAAAGTACATAGTCTTCATTTTTTATAACTGCTAAATATACTTCTTCATAAACTTTAGGATTATTTACTTCATTATTAACTAACATACTTAATAAATCTTCATGTTCTCCATCTTCAAAAAATATACTCACTTTTTATCTTTTATTTTTTTAAGTAATTCTAAATCTTCTTGTGTTAAATTTCCCCAATTAGGGTTTAATTTTACAAGCAAATTTCCTTTATTATTACTATTATATATCGGAAAACCTTTTCCTGCTATTCTTAATACTCTATCTGGTATACTTTTTTCAGGTATCTTAATTAATACAGGCCCTTCTGGTGTATACACCTCTTTTTTACAACCCAATAAAATATCATACCAGTCTAAAGTTAATTCATACCATAAATCGTTTCCTTGTAATATCCATCTAACATCATGCAAAACCTCAATATTAATAATTAAATCACCTCGAGGTGCATCAACATTGTATGGGTTTACTCCTCCTTTTCCAGCAACTTTAAATTTTTGTCCATTTTTTAAACCTGGCTTAAAGTTCATTGCTAATTTAGGACCTCCTCCTGGCATGTCTACGTTTTTTCTACAACCAAAATATGCCTCATCAAAAGTTACAGTCAATATTAAAGTCATATCACGACCCTTTGCTCGTGCACTTGATGAAAACCCTCTACCAAAATGTTCTTTAAATAAATCTTCAAAACCACCAAAAGGATTATTGGAACCTCCCCACTGATTTCCTCCCGCACTTCCATATCTATCGTAATTTTCTCTTTTAGTTTTATCTCCTAAAACTTCGTATGCTTCAGATACTTTCTTGAATTTTTCTTCATCCCCGTTAGCATCAGGATGGTGCTGTTTTGCTAGTTTTCTATAAGCTTTTTTGATTTCAGAATCAGATGCTCCTTTTTTTAAACCAAGAACTTCATAGTAATTACTCAACATCTTTAGGTTTAGAGTCTTCTTCTATTTTTGTAGCAAAAAACTCGGTTACTTGAGTAACTTTTCTTTTTTCTTGAAGTTCTTTTAATTCTAAAGCAGCTTTCTTTTCTTGAATTTTTTCAAATTTTACAGTTCTTTTTTGAGCATCTTCTTTTAATTTATTAGAATTCTCTAAAGCGTCTGCAATTCTTTTTAAACTTTTTAAAAGTTCTTGTGTGAGTTTATTATTTTCCATATCTATTATTTACGAGGTCTGATTTACCATTTTGAAAATCTTGATAAGGCAGACTATTGTCCTTTTCACCAGTATGTGGTCCGTTAACCATTATAGTATCTTTATAAGGATTTGTTTCACCCATCTTAGATTTTATATAATCGTCAAAGTCTTTTATACTTCCTTTAAAGTTTCTTATATTATATAGAGAGTTATTTTCTCCAGTGGAATCTCCAGTGCCTTGATGTTCAAAGAGTTTAAATGATTTTAAGTATTTCATTTTAAACTTCCGATCTTTTTATTCTATTGATTTTAAGGTCAACTTCTAGCATTTTAAGTTTAAATTCTAATTTTTGGATAGTCATTGTCATTAGCTCATTTTTTAAAGGGTCTTTTACATCTTTAAGCTTATCTGTCAAATCATCTAGTTTATCTTCAGTATCATCTATCTTTTCTTTAAGCTCTCTTATTTTAAGATTAAAATCTGCTTTTGAATTCCCTTCGTTCATTTCAAAATTTGCTAAATGTTTCATATCTTTATCTCTTTTTTAATCTTATTTAAAATGGGTTTAAGAACCTGACATTTCTCGTATTCTTCGCGCTCTAAATAAGTTTCATTCATTATGTTGATAGTTTCAACAACTCTTCTTCTATCTTCTTTAGATTTACTTTTTAATTCTATAACATCAATCCCATGCTTCTTAATATTTTCAAAGTTATCATTCATTGATTTTTCAAACTTGATTCTTTCAAGTTTTCTCATGATTTCTGAAAATGCGCTATCTGGGTCTAATAAATCTTCTGCTTTAAATTCCTCCATTTTTTCAACGTTGTTTATATCATCAATATAACTAGCATCGTCCCATGAATCTAATTCGCTAAAAAACGAATTTTCAGAATTTAGATTATTACCTAAATCACCATTATTAAATAGCTTATTTATTTTATTTAACCACTCTTCGTTATTAAATTCAAAATCTTCACTATTAAATTCATTATCAAAATAATCTTTCATATTATATTTATCTTTATTTATTTTTGTTTTATTATAGTATAAATATAAGAATAAAAAACGACATAAAAAAATCTGGAGCAACCTTTTTTCAATTATTTTAAAAAGTTACCCCAGATATATTATGGTTTTACTTTATAGTGACACTCTTTTTTTCAGATTTATTTCCAAAATCAATTGTCAATAAACCATTTTCCATTTTCGCAGTAAGAGCATTGCCATCTGCATTTGAAGGTAGAATATAAGATTTTTCAAAAGACCTAATATATTTAGTCTCTTTTTCTTTTTCTACCTCTGAAGAAATAGTTAAAGTTCTACCTTCTATTTCTATGTTAATATCTTTTTTAGAAAAACCAGGTAAGGCTAATTCTAAATTAGTTACTTCAGCTTGACAGCTTTCATGTACATCATTAAAAAAATTATCGATTGATGCGTTAAAAAAATTTCTGTAAATCATTTTGTTTTCGTTTTTAATTTATATTTAATTGCAACTTTGTGTTACATATAATATAGTGTCAAAAACTATGCCAAAGTTGTTTTTATGACAAATTGTCATATATTCAAGATATTGTATGCCATATTTGTCATACAGTAAGTAAGTTCCAGTAAATTATTTTGATGCGTTAGAATTTCCTTTCATTGCAGCACTTATTGCAGCTGAATGTTCTTTAGATTTTGTAGACTTAGAAAGAGTTTTACTGATATTTTTTTTATGCTCATCAGATTTCTTTATTCCTTTTAGACCATCACTGTGTTTTTTCTTGAGTTTATCAGATGGTTCTTTTGCTATTCTTTCATTTTTAAGTTTACCACCTTCTGATTTAATACCGTATTTTTTAGTTAGGTCTGCTTCTTTTTTAAGAGCGCCTTCTTTAGAATTAAATGTTCCCATTATTTCTAATTCAGCATTTTTACCGTACTTTTTTCTAAAATTACTTAATGAAGACTTAGTTCTTCCTGCAGTACCGTAGCCTATATATTCTGGTTTTGATTTATCCCCTTTATGAATAAGATATGTGTAAAATTTAGAATCATCTAGTTTTTCTAATATTTGCCAATCTTCAAATTTTAATACTGTCATACTTTATTTATCTCTATGTTTTCAGTAATTGTATCATAGTGTGATAATCTAAGTAAAATATTTGCAGTAGCTTTTATATCTTCTTCACAATAATCTTTAAGTTCTTCAAGTTTATTATTCCAAAAAGCACGTGCAATACCACCATGGTCATTTTCATAAACTTCTGCTTCTTTTGGATTATCTACATTTAGTAATATAGTCAAATGTTCTAAAGATACGTAGCCTATACCTGAAGACCTCCAGAGATTAAGGGTATCTACTAAACAGTTTTCCCATGGTTTGACATCATGAAAATGAAATCTTGCAGGTATTTTAATATTGTAGATGAATGCCTTTTTCATGATATAAGGCATGTCAAAGTTTTTTAAATTATGTCCTACGAATTTAATATCTGGAACTTTATTAAAGAGTCCACGTGAAAAATCTATAAAGTCTTGTACGTTTTTAGTTTCATCTTCTCCATAAAAAGATTTAGCTAAAAATTCAGGTTTATCAAACTGATCGAATCTAATTTGTCCTATAGAAATACAAACAATTCTTCCAAATTCTGGATAGAGAGCAGAATGCGATTTGTATAACTCACCATCGGTTTTATCTTGAAGTTCTTTAGTATCTCTTAATTGTTCAGCTTTTCTATTCCAAAATTTTATTTCTTTTGGGTGTTTTTTAGAAAAAGTAGCATAATCTTCATATCCGCTTGAAGTTTCAATGTCTATAAAAATAAGTCTTTTAAGTTGGTCTTTAGTGTACATATAGCTTATATGTCAAGCTATTAAATTGTTTCAAAGATATTTCTCATATTCATTAGACTTTCCCTTAGACATTTTTATCCATTTTGCATTTTCTTTGACGTTTATTTCATGGACTGGAACAACATAGTTGTCATATAGATATTTCGTAACTTTTTCAGGAAGTTCTTCTTTATAAAAATCTTTATAAACTGCAGAATATACTTCAACCATTCTTTCAGCTGAAAGACCAGATGCACTATTTATTTCTGCAACCCATTTATCATTATTTTCATCTATCATCAAGTCAACAGACCATATTCCACCTTTAACCTTTTCTCTTATTTCTTTAATAATGTTTTCAGTGTCTTTTACAAAATCTAATTTAGAGAGCTCTTGTCTTACATATACAAAACTAACGTAATCTTCGCTCTTCTTATCTTTAATAGGGTCTCCTTTTTTAGAAACTCTTTCATATATAGAAATAATACTATCGTTCATAACCATTACACGATATTCGCTTTTTAAATTTTTAGCTTCTGAATAGTTTTGAAATTTTGATTTGTTTTCAGATTTTTCTAAATCAGAAGATGTTTTAAAAAATTCTATATCAGCACCTGAATGTCCAGCATCTGGTTTTGCTATTATAGGAAATTTTAATTTTTTAATAGCATCATCTGCTGTATATTCTGTTTTGCATATAAAATTAGAGTCTTTAAACATTTTATAGAAATCAGATTTATTTGAACTTATACCCATTGATTTTGGGTTATTGTACATTATTGTTTCTGGTATTTTATTATTTTTTAATAAAAGCAAAGGTGCTGGTTGATTACCGCCATAATAAACTACGGGCATTTTATTACTTACTTTTAAAGAGTTGATATATTTTACCTGTTTGGCAGGCATGTGTTTAAAATGGGATTGGTTACTTCTACAAAAAACAGTATTAAAAACCTCTTCTAAACAGCCATCATTTAATTTTTGGTATGACGATGCAGTTCCTGATAGAGAGTTACTACTGGTTCCTGGAAGTAAAAAAGTTACTTTTTTAAAATACTTTTTAATATCGGATTCCTCTTTTTCGTTAAGATATTGTTCAAATAGTTTTAGTTTCATTTTATGCTATAATTATTATTTTATAAGTTCCTGTAACGCTTACTGCAACATTAATAGAATTTAGTGTAAAGTTATTTATGGTAGCTAATACTACATTACCAGAAGAATCTAATACCTGTACTATTACATCTTCATCTCCCATGTCATGATTTATAGTAGTTGCAGTAGAACTAAGCGTTTCATTAAATACTTTCTTTTTAGAAGAAATAGTTTGATTTATTGCACTGTCTCCATTTGCACGTGCTATTGTTTCTGCAGTTGACCTAGCATCAAAACCTGCGCTAATAAATGCCAATTCTGCCTTTAAATCTTGTATCAATTCATCAGAAGCCGATCTTCTAAAATAATAACTTAGCTCTTCTATAGAAAAGCTTCCGCTATAACCGAAAGAATGTTGAAGTGTTAGAATAAAGTGACCTTCGCTAGAAGAGTCGACCACTGATTGAATTGATAAAATATTATATTTTGCAACATCACCTGACTGAGTATGTATTATTAACGTGTCGTCTTTTTGAAAAGAATCTAAATTAGAAAATCTATTTCCGGTAAGGTTGTCTTTTGTGTGAATATGAAGTGTAGTTACTGAAGAAGCTGTCTGATTATCAAGCTGAGCCTCTCCTTCTCCAGGAGTTCCTATTGTATATGTCGTTGCTCTGTTAAAAATATCAGAAGCTCTATACAAACGTGAAATATCAAAGACCAGATTTTTAATCTGTTTTTGCGCAATATTGTTCATGAAAACTTTTACACTTTATTCTATTTGTTTATATATCTTTTTATTTTAATATATATTGATATGGCTAAAAAATCAAACTTCAAGAGATTAATAAGAAAGTATGAATACTTAAGCGAAGAACTTATTGACATACAAGAAATGCACTCTGAAGCAACTAGAAATTTTAATAAGGCCCTTTCGGGATCTGATAATGCAGACCAATATTTACCTAATGGAGAAGAAGATATTGAAGAAGAAGAAAAAGAACATATTGAAATGTCTTCTAAGTATAAAAAACTTTTCAGAAAGATTGTTTTAAAATGCCATCCTGATAAAATATCAGATAATTTATCCGAAACTGAGAAATTAGAACTTAGGTCTATATATGAAATATGTACAGAGTCTTATGATTTAGGAGAGCCAACACCTTTGATAGTATGTGCTGTAAAATTAGATATTGATGTTACTGATTTTGAAGAAGATATTGAAGAAATAGAAAATGCATGTAATGATATTCAAAACATGATAGATGAAATTCAAGGAACTGCAGCATGGTACTATGAACATGTTTTAAAAGAAGAGAAAGAAAAAGAAGAGTTTATAAAGAAATTTGTATCTTTAACAAAAGGAAAAAATCTAGAAGATTTATAAAACACCAAATCTACTTGGTATACCATGTCTTACCCAAGTTTTTCTGTAAATATTTAATTTTGTTGTTGTTTTTAAACCTATAAATTTAGCTTCTATTACCTTTATTGGATATGTGTCTTTTATATTTTTAGTTGTAATTAAAAGTTGATTTGGTTCTAAATGAGCCCATACATGTTCTATTTGTTCATTTCCCTCTACAAGAGAGTCTATACTAATATTTACACTCGCGAATTCTTTAATTTTAAAAAAATCTTTACTATTACCATTCCAATCTTGGTTTGATTCTAGTTTTATTTGTTTTAAAAGCCTACTAATTTTATCAAAAGTATCTTCATTATAGATAAAACTTATTTTTTTAAAAAAAGTATTTGCTGTTATTAAATGTGCAAGAGTTTTACCATACTGTGGGTTTAAATCAAATATAGAATCTGTAACACCTCCTGAAATTCTATAAGCATCTAATTTTCTTATTTTAATTATTAACTCACTAACTGTTTCTGGCGTCAATTCTAATTTTAATGGTAAGTTAGACTTTTCGTATATTTTTATGATATTTTTTTTATAGTTTTTCATTTGCACAAAACGTATTTATTTTTCATAAAATCAAACTTAGAATCAATCATTAAATCTTTTTTAGCAAAAATGTTATTAATTAATTTATCATATTGTAATACCATTTCATTTGAAGTATTATCAAACCTTTCAAATACTTTTTTCTGTCTTTTATTATATGACACATCATCGTCAAAATGGTCTATCACGTCTTTTAATTTATTAGCACCTGATTTTACCTCATTTCCACTATAGTAATACCCTAAATCTTTAACATATTCGGCATTGTGAATTATGGGATATCCCATCCAAGCGGCATCTAAATATATGTAATTTAAAGGATTCATCGTTTGATGACATATTAAAATATCTGAATGGTTTCCTAAAAATGAACTAGTAACTTGTCTACCTTCAACAAATAACTTTTTATCTCTTTTTAAATCAAAAGTATCTACAACTGATAGAAAATTTTGTTTTTTACTTAATCTATCTCCACCAACAATATTTACTTCTTTTATTTTATCAGGATTTTTTCTGTAGTATGTTTCAGCTATCATCAGAGGGTACATTGCATATTTAACAATATTCATATTTGGTTCCATTATAGATATTCTCTTTGGTTCCCCTGTATTACTGTATAACATAGTTTTCTTATATATAGCTTCTTTCTTTTTTATATCTTTGTTCAACCATCTTGGGCTATAAACAAAAGGAGCTGGTCTAGAAGGTGTTCTATATAAACACTCAAAGTAATTTTTATTTGTATCATGTTGTTGAGGAACATACCATATCTCGTCACATCCATATATGCTTTCTAATTTATCGTCTTCTTTCATATCCTCCCCAAAAAGATTCTTTTCTAAGTTAACTATAAACTCATTCCCACATTTGTAAAATACAACTTTTTTATCTTTTACTTTTTTAAATAAATCAACATATTGTTTTTGAATTCTACCACCTAAAAAAATTAATAAATCAGCTTCTAAATACTTATCATAAAGATAGTAAGTAGGAAATTCTTCTAAGCTCCATGGTATTTTTTCTTCAGGGCATTTTGCTATATTTAAAAAAAATACTTCTACACCTTTAATTAATGATAAGGTTTCAGCTAACATAAGAGCATTTAATTGAATACCGTTAGACCATATTGAATAATTTTCTCTAAATGAAATTGTGATTCCTATCTTCATAATTATTATATGTATTTATTTTTTTTAGTTCATAAAAAAAGGGCCCGAAGGCCCTTTCCATATTAAATTATTTATTACGATAATTTAGTATATTTGAAAACGATTTCATCAGATGAATCTAAATCGAAGTTAGATGGGTCTACTTTGATAGTAGTATTTCCACCTGCAACGGTAATAGATACGTCTCCAGTAGCAACACCATCGAAATATTGAATTCCGTTAATGAATACCTCTAAAGATTTTGTGATGATATCTCCAGTAACAACTTCTTCAATGAAAGAACCAGCAACTGCAGGTCCTGCAACCATTGTCATAGCAAAGTCACCTTCAACGATTATGTCTTCTTCAACATTAGAAATTCTAACGTCAATTGAAGTAACATCAGCATCAGTAGACGCGATTTCAGCAGCTAAAGCATCTTCATCATTAGAAACTCTTAAGTCTAATGAAGTGAAGTCAGCGTTAGTAGCAGCAATCTCAGCAGCTAAAGCAGCTTCGTCAGCAGAAACTCTTGAGTCTAATGAAGTGAAGTCAGCGTTAGTAGCAGCGATTTCAGCAGCTAATGCGTCCTCATCGTTAGAAACTCTTAAGTCTAATGACGTGAAGTCAGCGTTAGTAGCAGCAATCTCAGCAGCTAAAGCAGCTTCGTCAGCAGAAACTCTTGAGTCTAATGAAGTGAAGTCAGCATCTGTTGCAGCAATCTCAGCAGCTAAAGCATCTTCATCATTAGAAACTCTTAAGTCTAATGAAGTGAAGTCAGCGTTAGTAGCAGCAATCTCAGCAGCTAAAGCAGCTTCGTCAGCAGAAACTCTTGAGTCTAAAGAATTAACTTCAGCATCAGTAGTAGCTTCTTCTGTAGAAACTCTTGTATCTAATGAAGATACAGAAGCAGATGTAGTAGCAATTAAGTCTGTAACGATTTGGTCGTTTTCAGTATCTACTGAAGTAACAAAATTAACCATCTCTACGAAACTTTCAACAACTCCATTCGAGTTTTCTCCTAAAGAAAGAACGTTATCAACTCTATCATTTAAGTCGTTAACATCTGTATTAGTAGCAGCAATCTCAGCAGCTAAATCAGCCTGGTCAGCAGAAACTCTAGCGTCTAAAGATACAACTTCAGCATCAGTAGCAGCGATTTCAGCAGAAACTCTCGCGTCGATTGAAGTAACGTCAGCGTTAGTAGCAGAAATTTCAGCAGCTAAAGCAGCTTCATCAGCAGAAACTCTTGAGTCAATTGAAGTAACATCAGCGTTAGTTGCAGCGATTTCAGCAGCTAATGCATCCTCATCATTAGAAATTCTTAAATCTAATGAAGATACATTTGCAACCTGAGTAGCTTCTTCAGCAGAAAGTCTTGTCTCTAAAGAAGTATCAGCGTTTGCTCTTGCTAAAGCCTCAGCAGTGATATTAGCCTGTAGGGTATTATCAGCAGCGATTCTTGCAGCTTCTTCGTCAGCAATTGCAGTGTCAATTGAAGTAACATCAGCGTTAGTTGCAGCGATTTCAGCAGCTAAAGCAGCTTCGTCAGCAGAAACTCTTGAGTCTAATGAAGTAAAGTCAGCATTAGTAGCAGCGATTTCAGCAGCTAAAGCAGCCTCGTCAGCAGAAACTCTGTTGTCAACTGATATAAAGTCAGCGTTAGTTGCAGCTATTTCAGCAGCTAATGCAGCCTCGTCAGCAGAAATTCTAGTAGTTAATGAAGCATCTCCAGCAACTCTAGCATCTTCTTCGTTAGAAACTCTTAAGTCAGACGATACGAAATCAGCATCTGTAGCAGCAATCTCAGCAGCTAATGCATCTTCGTCGTTAGAAACTCTTAAGTCTATAGACGTGAAATCAGTGTTTGTAGCAGCGATTTCGTCTTGTAAAGCAACAACGTCAGCAGAAATTCTAACTTCTAATGAAGTATCTGCAGCAGCTCTAGCATCTTCTTCGTTAGAAACTCTAGTAGTTAATGAAGTATCTGCAGCAGCTCTAGCATCTTCTTCGTTAGAAACTCTTAAGTCTAATGAAGAATCAGCAGCAGCTCTAGCAGTTTCTTCGTTACCAACTCTAGTAGTTAATGAAGCATCTCCAGCAACTCTAGCATCTTCTTCGTTAGAAACTCTAGTAGTTAATGAAGCATCTCCAGCAACTCTAGCGTCTTCTTCTTGAGAAACTCTTAAGTCAGACGATACGAAATCAGCGTTAGTAGCAGCGATTTCAGCAGCTAATGCAGCTTCGTCAGCAGAAACTCTTGAGTCTAATGAAGTAAAGTCAGCATCTGTAGCAGCAATCTCAGCAGCTAATGCATCTTCGTCATTAGAAATTCTTAATGATAAAGAAGTAACTTCAGCGTCAGTAGCAGCGATTTCAGCAGCTAATGCATCTTCATCGTTAGAAACTCTTAAGTCTAGTGATACAAAATCAGCATCAGTAGCAGCAATCTCAGCAGCTAATGCATCTTCTGAATCAGAAACTCTTGTATCTAATGAAGATACAGAAGCGGTAGTTGTAGCGATTAAATCTGAAACGATTTGGTCATTTTCAGTATCGATTGAAGTAACAACGTTTACCATTTCGATAAAACTCTCAACAACTCCGTTTGAGTTTTCTCCTAAAGAAAGAACGTTATCAACTCTATCATTTAAGTCATTAACGTCTTGGTTTGTGTCAGCTATCTCAGCAGCTAAAGCAGCCTGGTCAGCAGAAACTCTAGAGTCTAAAGAAGTAACATCTGCGTTAGTAGCAGAAATTTCAGCAGCTAAAGCAGCTTCATCAGCAGAAACTCTTGAGTCGATTGAAGTAACATCAGCATTAGTAGCAGATATTTCAGCAGCTAATGCCGCTTCATCAGCAGACATTCTTGCGTCAGCAGATATGAAATCAGCGTTAGTTGCAGCGATTTCAGCAGCTAAAGCGTCTTCGTCATTAGAAATTCTTAATGATAAAGATGAAACTTCAGCGTCAGTAGCAGCTATTTCAGCAGCTAAAGCAGCTTCGTCAGCAGCGATTCTTGCATCAGATGATACAAAATCAGCATCAGTAGCAGCGATTTCAGCAGCTAAAGCGTCTTCATCGTTAGAAACTCTTAATGATAAAGATGAAACTTCAGCATCAGTAGCAGCGATTTCAGCAGCTAAAGCGTCCTCATCATTAGAAACTCTTAAGTCTAAAGAAGTAAAGTTAGCATCAGTAGCAGCTATTTCAGCAGCTAAAGCGTCCTCATCGTTAGAAACTCTTAAGTCAATTGATGTGAAATCAGTGTTTGTTGCAGCGATTTCGTCTTGTAAAGCGACAACATCGGCAGAAATTCTAACTTCTAATGAAGCATCTGCAGCGATTCTTGCAGACTCTTCAGAAGCTAAAGCAGTATCCATAGATTCAAACTTAAGTCCGATAGTCTTTGCATCGATAACGAAAGAAGCATCTAGGTTAGCCCAACTTGATGAAGCAAGCAATTGGTTTGCACCTGATTGTCTGTAAGCATTTAATTGTTTTGCACGTATTAAATTCATGTTTTATTTTTGTTTTTTTTATTTCCACGTTAGTGTGGCTTTTGTGTTTTACCACAAAAAATTAGCCGCGACGTTATTGTCGTGACCAATTATTTTTAATATTTTAAAATATGTTCTTGTATGTATTTATCCAACAGATTCGTGTAATTTTCTATGTTGTTTATATATTACAGCTTTTCTGGCCGGAGCACTAAAAAAGCAACTTTAAGATAATCTTAGAATACTATATTCTGAAGTTTTTAAGGGAAGTTTGAGGCTGATGCCTGGTAGATAAAATCTAAGTCGTCTCCTGAGTCTAGTTCAAACCCAACAAAGGTTCCATTCCAATATAATTGGTCTCCTGCTTCTACGTCTTTAAAATCTCTAACTATAAATCCGTCTGGGCTAAAATAACAACTTTTAGTTTGATAATTATTAGAATCTCCTAAATTAGCATCGATTCCATTGACTCTTACACCTACCTTAGAACCTAAGAACGGCTTATATGTAATAAACAATCCAGTTGGAGAGTTATTTCCGTTAGTAGCGTTAGGTGTCATATCATGGTCGTCAGGAACATTTACACCAGTATCAGAAGAACCTCCGTCAGAAGAACCTTCTATCATCATTATTAATGCAGGACTTCCGGAAGAAGATGAACAAAAACCGTTTGTATTAATATAACCACCACTAGGTGAAATAACATTACCGACTTTTATTCCTCCGGTAATTAATATATCTCCACCATCTGCTCTTGATAATTTTAAAAACGCTTGAGTTCCTATAGGTGTATTTAGTTCTAAACCTGATATTGAACCTGGACTTGTTGAACCTGCAAAATTAGTTCCAAATGCATCTGGTGAAACATTAGTAATTATTATAGAAGCTCCATTCTGTCCTTCTATTTTTAAGAAAGAATAATTTTTATTAGGCTCTGTATAAAAAGATGCTAATAAATCTAAACCTGAATTTTGAAATTCGGTATTAAGAATCTGTGATATTTCCTCAGCTCTTATAACTAAAAATTGAGTAGAATTATTATAACCAACGGTAGTTAAACCATAATTGCTTGGATTAAAAACCACATTTGTTTGATTAGTCCCATCACTTATAGTTATTTCAGGATATGTGAAATTTGCACCAGAATCAGAAGATAAAAGAGCCACTGCTTCTCCAATTGAACCATGTAAATATGAAACATTAGTGGAATCATCGATATTTGCAATATTTGCAGTTGCTGAAACTTTAGTTGCTGAAGTTTGAGCATTAATCATATTCATCAAATCTATACTTGTATTTACACTATGCCCTATAGTACCGTCAAATATAGTAATATTATTTATGTTGATTATATCTTGTACACCTGGTAAAGCCGTTGCTGAAGTTGTATTTACTTCAGATGGTGTAGCATCTTTTAAATGCATATAGATTGATTTTGAACCAGGTGATTGAGTTGTTGTAATTTTTCCTGGATTTTGAATATCAGTATAATAAATATTTCCAGGAGTTCCTGTTAAAATACTAGGATCTGGGTAGTTTTCTATTATTTTATTAAAAGGCTTTACATAAATACTTTTTCCGTTTCTAGTTGTAGAAATAACAGTTCCTACTGGTAATTCTCCAGCACCTGTAGCTCCGTGTCTTACTAAAGAACCAAAATCGTCAACTGTAACTATTTCACCAGTTGTAACATTTATTGGCGAAGAATGGTCAAATCTATATCTTTCGTCATGTTCATCTATTGAAAATCTAGATTGTAATTTATCCATTGCATTTCCAACAAACGAATTTGCTGCTGTTCCAGCAAAAACAGGTAAACCATTTTCACTTAATTCAAATATAACAACATTTGAAGATGGTGCTAATGTATTTGAATTATATGTTCTATAAGATATACCATCAACATCCTCCACAACAATATCAATACTTGATGGGCTTTTTGAATGAACTGTTTTTATTCTTAAAACGATTTCCCCATTAGTATCTGTTATATAATCTCCAGTTTTTATATCTATAGCATTGTACAAATTAGACTCTCTTACAGATTCATCAGAAATATATTGTGTACTTATAGAATTTAAGACTAGTCTATATTCAATATCTACACCAGCCATACCAGTCTCATCTACTTCAACATACTGGGCTACTGCAGTAGGTGGACTAGTTTGCACTACTCCTGATAGACATAGTGCTGGGTGGGTTGGGTCGTATTTAGCCATTTTTTATTTTATGAATTAAATGTAAACAATACATAAGCATGTCCTAATTTAGTAGAACCACCAAAACCTCCTGCAGTTTTTGTAACGTTGAAATTTAATCTATCCATATCTATTTTTATTTTAGAACTAGAAAAGCTACCAAACAAATCTGGTTCATAGTGGTCTGTTCCTCCTATTTGTGAAATCGTAAAGTTGGTTAAATTATATAATTCTTCATCTCCACCTGCATTCAAATGTGTTATGTTATATCTACTCGCAACTGAGTCCCATCCATAAACAACTATACTTACTGGAGGATTATCTTCATTAGTAAATTCAAATTCACATTCAGGAACGTTAATAACAAAAGCACTTACATTAGAGGTAACGTATGCTCCATTACCTCCCGGATCTTCAAATGAAATATCTGATGGTAATTCAGTAGCATCATAATTTACTCTAGCTAAATATAAAGTACTAGAGCCGCCACCTCCACCATTACCAGCAGGTCCTTGAATACCTTGAATACCTTGAATACCTTGGGGACCGGTAGCACCTTGAGGACCTACATCTCCTTGAGGACCTACATCTCCTTGAGGACCTACATCTCCTTGAGGACCTTGTACTCCTTGAATACCTTGAGCACCATCAGCACCTGCGGGTCCTTGAATACCTTGAGGTCCCGCTTGACCTGCTGCACCTGGAGAACCTGCAGTTCCGGCAGGTCCTTGAATACCTTGTGGTCCAGTAGCACCATCAGCACCAGCAGGTCCTACATCTCCTTGAAGTCCTTGAAGTCCTTGAAGTCCTTGTGCTCCAGTAGCTCCAATAAGTCCTTGTGCTCCAGTAGCTCCAATAAGTCCTTGAAGTCCTTGAAGTCCTTGAAGTCCAGCATCTCCCGGATCTCCTTTATCTCCTTTCTCTCCTTTGTCTCCTTTAGGACCAGTAGCTCCTGTTGCTCCGCTACCAGAACCTCCTGTTCCAGCAGGTCCTTGAATACCTTGAGGTCCTTGAGCACCTGTAGCTCCTTTATCACCTTTAGCACCATCAGCACCATCAGCACCTGCGGGTCCTTGAATACCTTGAGCACCTGTTGCGCCTTTATCTCCAGCAGGTCCTTGAATACCTTGAGCACCTGTTGCGCCTTTATCTCCAGCAGGTCCTTGAATACCTTGAATACCTTGAGCACCTGTAGCCCCATCAGTACCGGCAGTTCCTTGAATTCCTTGAGCACCTTGTGGTCCAGTAGCTCCATCTGATCCTGCAGGTCCTTGAAGTCCTTGAGCACCTGGAGAACCATCAGATCCTGCAGGTCCTTGAGGACCAGTAGCACCTTGAGGACCAGTAGCACCTTGAGGACCAGTAGCACCTGTTGCTCCACTACCAGAACCAGTTCCTCCAGAGCCTGCTGGACCAGCGGGTCCTTGAGGTCCTGTAGCTCCTGCTGGTCCTTGAGGACCTTGAGGACCTATTTGCCCGTTTCCTGATCCTGCTGGACCAGTTGGTCCTGTTTCTCCAATAACAGCGTTTGGTAATGATGGTGCAATACCAGCAGAACCTAAAACTTTAGCTATTTTTATTTTTGGAGTTTGTAGTGTTTTAGGTGTTGGAAAGAAATCAGTCCAAACTAATCCTACTACAGCATATATGTCTTCTCCTACAAAGTCGTTACTATTTGCAGCAGGTATTATAAATTCTAAAAAACCTTGTTCTGCATTTTGAGCTTGTCCTAATAATAAATCTAATGATTTTCCTGGAATTGCAGGTTCATGATATGTTAAAACTCTTCTACCAACATCATCAAAAAGTGTAACTGTTATTGAATCTACTTTAGATAAATCTAACTGTGTTGTTAAATAATCTTTATATAATATAAGTCTGATAGGGCAGTCAACACCCGCTGAAAATTCTGTAATCTGCTGAACATATAATATGACATCTTCTCTAGTAACGTAAGCCATTTTGGTTTATTATTTTTTTATTCTATTGTTTATATATTCTTTAAAACATATAATCTTTCAGTAATTTGTAGTAAACTTTACAGGAAAGTATAAAATCTATTGAATTAATATTTTTAAAAGACTCGTTTATACTACCGTTTATAATTATATTTTGAACATTATTTTCTTTTAACTTTCTTACAAAGTCAAGAACTTTTGAATGGTCGTAGTCATGACTAGCATGCCAATTAAGCTTAAAAGAATTCCAATCTTTACAATTTTCTGGATTTTCAAACGTATATAATCTTGTCCAATTTTCTTCAGGGTTAGATAAAAATACATGACCTCCTTTAAGTAATGGTGTTTTTTCTGGCATATATGCTAAATTAATAGCATCGTCAATTTCTCTCCATTTAATTCTAAATATAGAATGAAGTGCTTCAAATTCTGAAACTCCTAATTCAGCAACATCACATAAAATATCGATATCTTTTTGTCTATCTACTCCTATTTCAGGGTCTGCAAAAATAAGATTCATCATTAAAGGGTCGATTCCTATAATTTCTTTTTTATTAAAATTAATGATTTCTTTTTCAGTTTTAAACTTATAAAAACAAACTAAATGTTCTTCTATGAAATCCATAGCGCCTTTTATATCTTCATCTTCGATAAGTTTTTCTGCTTTTAAAGCATTATCTAGAAGCCTATATTTTTTTGATTCAAAATCTATTGGTGGTTCAAAAAACCAAGAAGTAATACTTTCCGACATGTATTATTTATCTCTTTCTTTCGGATTGAAATTTTTGAGAAAGTTCAGATTCTATTACTATTCCATGATTTAAAATAAACCAGCTGATTTCTATTTCTGCAAGCTTCCTACTGAATTTCATTTCAGTTATTAAATAATCTACGGCCCAATTAATATACTCTTCTTGTGCTTCTTTAGTAGTTTCAAATTTATGAGTCCAGTTTGGGTCTGACTCAATATCTTTATAAGTTTTATTATATGGCTCCAGTTGCTTATTAATTAATTTTTTTAGTATTGTATTTTCCATTTTTATAGTTTTCTTAAAATGTTGTTTTCTTTTAGCATTATAAATTTATCTGGGTCTAAAGATATACTAAGCCAATTTGTTGAGGTAACACTAGAACTGAAAATATTTGTAGTATACCACAAAAGCTCTCCTTCTTCTAGAAACTCTTCTTTAGAAATATGTCTATGTAATATTTCCAAATCTTCTTCCATTATATAGATATTTATCTTCATTTTACCACGGTTTTGTTTTTCCAGTACCTTCTACTATTTCATCTATAATTCCGTAGTCTAAAGCTTCTTTTGCTCCTAACCATAAATCTCTTTCAGCATCTTTTTTAACTTGATCTGCGTTTTTTCCACAGTACTCTCCTAATAATTCAAATAAAGTTTTATTGACTTTTTCCCATTCCTCAAATTGAATTCTAGCATCTTGTATATTTCCGCCAGCACCTCCACTTGATTGATGTAGCATTGTTCTACTAAATCTTAAACTCATTCTTTTTCCTTTAGTTCCTGCTCCTAATAAAACAGAACCCATTGAAGCTGCCATTCCAGTGTTTATCGTTCTAATATCATTTCCAATATAGTCCATAACATCTACCATAGAAAGTCCGGATTTAACTGAACCTCCTGGGCTATCTATATGCATTGTAATATCTTCATTAGAAGAATTACTTAAAAACATTAATTGAGCTTGTACAATTGTCGACATATTATCATTAACAGGTCCTGCAACCCATAATAATCTATCCATCATTAATCTAGAAAATATATCCATTTGAGTTGCTCTCAATTGTCTTTCCTCAAGAATGTAGGGAGTCATAGAATTTTCTATTTGTGAATTATAATAATCTAATTTGCTTGAAGATACTCCTTCTGATTTTGCAAATCTTTTAAATTCTTCGTCTTTTGGGTAATACCACATATTTATATTCTTTTTTTAAGTTCTTTTACTAATTGACATGTTTCGTATTCTTCTATTTTTTCGAAATATGTCCATGATTGAGCTAGTGCAGTATGAAATCCTGTTTCTGGAAGTCTTAACTCGTAAATCTCTTCATCTTCATCTTTTATCCAACATAATAAATCTTCATTTTCTACTGATTCTATTCTATTAGTTACATGTTCTAAAATTCTTCTAAAAAATAAATCATAATTTTTATGAAGATACATTTCAAAATCATCTTTCAATAGATTCTCGGCGTTCATTTCAAATGTTGGTATATTTATCATAATTAAATAATAAAATAGTCTTCAATAATACTTTTCCAATGGGCTTGGTCTAAATCTTTAAAATTAGTTGAATTGACATACATGTCAATTTCTTTTAAAAAAGTAACCGCTTCAACCGTCATTACAATTTGACCATCTTTAAAAGTAAACCATGGATATTTTAATTTAAGACCATAATCATTATATTTATCTCCATCAATAATTTTATCTGCTAAGTCAAAATGTCTTTCATAAAAATGTAAATTATCTGCAAAATGATAATAGTTACCTAACTCTAATACCTCATCATTTGCATGACCACCATTCTTCATTCTTTCTGACCATACTAAACGATAAACTGATTGATGTAGGAAAGAAAAGAAAGGTGCGTCGAATGTAAGACCATAAAACATATCGTTCGATCTCATTTGAACTTTCATATGGAGTTTATTATCTCTAATAAAGAAATTAGCGTACATTGTACATACAAAATCTTTATTACCTTCAAACTGAAATTCAGGTCTATTGAAAAACATAATAGCCTGTCTGCTATCTCTATCTTTTACAAGACTATCAACAACCCATTCTAATTGTTCATTAAATACTAGTGAGCCATAATTAGAATTTATTTCATTTGTCCCAGTATTTGTAATACCTTTCCAAAATGAACTAAAATTATTTATGTAGTCGATATCTCTATCTTTCTTTAAATACCATGCTAATTCACCTGCAAAATACTTCCAATTAAAAGGCCTTGATTCAAAATCAGCAATAGGACGTAAAGGGTCTATTGTCATTTGACCAAAGATTTTTTCTTTGACTTTTAAACCTCTAGGAGAAGTTTCACCACTAATTGTTTGTAAATTATCTCTAAAAACTTTTGAAAAGCTGTTGGTTGATTCGCTTTTAACAGTATAATATGAGTCTTTAGTTTGTCTAATTTCGTTTAAAGTTCTATCTTTAACTTTTTTCATAATAATTAATTTATATAAATTATATGATTATTTTATAGAAAGTTTAATATCCTTAGATTTTTTTACGATTTTAATTTTAGAACCTTTTTTGACATCACCTCTTATTATAGCATCTGCTAATAAATCTTCAACGTGATTTTGAATAGCTCTCTTTAAAGGTCTAGCACCGTATGCTGGTTCATAACCTTCTTTTGCTAAAAACTTTTTGGCTGCATCATCTAAAGAAACTTCAATTTCTATTTCTAACATTCTTTCCATAAAGTCTTTCAACTCTACTTCTACAATTTTTAAAATGTTATCTTCAGAAAGCTGATCGAATAATACAATATCGTCGAGTCTATTTAAAAACTCGGGACTAAATTTATTTTTAAGTTCTTTCTTAATGATACTATCTATTTTTTCATTATGATGTGCTGCTTCTTTTTTAGATTGAAAACCTATTCCAGTACCGAAGTCTGCTATTTTTCTAGCTCCAACATTTGATGTAAGTACAATAATAGTATTTGTAAAATCAATAGTTCTTCCAAGAGAATCTGTTAATCTACCTTCATCTAACACTTGTAACAATATATTAAATACATCAGGATGTGCTTTCTCTATTTCATCAAATAATACTACAGAATACGGTTTACGTCTAACCTGTTCAGTCAATTGACCTCCTTCTTCATGACCAACATATCCTGGAGGTGAACCAACTAATCTACTAACATTAAATTTTTCTTGATACTCTGACATATCTATTCTTATGAAAGCAGATTCATCTCCAAATAAATAATCTGAAAGTGCTTTTACAGTCTGTGTCTTACCAACTCCAGTAGGTCCTAAAAACATAAAACTTCCAGTTGGTTTATTATGAGACGCTACCCCTGCTCTGGTTCTTTTAATCACTCTAGAAAGAGTTTCAATAGCATTGTCTTGGCCTATTATATTAGATTTTAATTCATCTTCCATTTTAAGAACCATTGATAAATCATCTCCAGCAAGTCTTTTTAAAGGAATTCCAGTTTGAAGAGAAATAGTTTCAGCAACGTCTTCTTCAGTTACAGGTCTTTTTTTCTTTTTAAGAGAATCTTCCCATTTTTTATTTTCAAGATTTATCTTTTTTCTTATTTCTATTTCATGGTCTCTACAATATGCAGCTTTTTCGTAGTCTTGTTTTTTAACTGCAGCATTTTTATCATTTCCACATTTTGCAAGTTCTTCTTCCAACTTCTTAATAGTTGGTGGAACTTTAACATCTGCTAAGTTTTTTCTAGCTCCAGTTTCATCTAATAAATCAATAGCTTTATCTGGAAGCTCTCTACTTTTTAAATATCTTTCACTTAATCTTACACATGCAGTAATAGCAGCATCATCATAAACTACGTTGTGATGGTCTTCATAAGATTCTTTTATTTTCATAAGTATCTCTACTGCTTCTTCAGAAGAAGGAGGGTCTATGAATACCTCCTGAAACCTTCTAGTTAATGCACCATCTTCCTCGATATTTTCTCTATACTCATCAAGTGTAGTTGCACCTATGCATTGTACTTGACCTCTAGCAAGTGCTGGCTTAAGAATATTGCTTGCATCTAAAGAGCCACTTACTCCTCCTGCACCGACGATAGTATGAATTTCATCTACAAAAACAATAATATTTGGTGACGTCTTTAATTCATCAACAATCATTTTCATTCTCTCCTCAAATTCACCTCTATATTTTGTACCTGCAACTATTGTTGTCATATTGAGACTTATTACTCTTTTATTTAAAAGAAGTCTTGGCACTTTTTTATCTACTATTCTTTGGGCTATAGCCTCAACAAGCGCAGTTTTACCGACACCAGGATCCCCAAGAATAATTGGATTGTTTTTCTTTTTTCTAGAAAGAATTTGACATATTCTAAATACTTCCTTATCTCTACCTATAATAGAATCTAGTTTATTTTCTTTAGCCATTTTAGTTAAATCTTCACCAAACGTGTCTAAAAAAGGAGTACCTTTTTTTCTATTACTTTTTGAACCTTCGTTCTTATCAAAATCACCAGCGTAACTCATTGTTTCTTTTTTATATTTATTGTATTTAAAATCTACAAAATGTTTATTTATTTATCTTGCTAAATCGTCAGCAGCTTTTATACTTGGTAATATATCTGGTTTTATTTTAGCTTTAAAACCTAAACCTTCTACGTAACCTACTGCCGACTGAACAAGTTTATTTGATTTAGTATTGGGGTCTGAATTTAAGTCTAACCCTATACTGTGTATTTCGATATTATTATCTCTTAAATATATTGCTACTTTCACAGATCTTTCAACTTCTCCCCATAATCTATCCCAATAATTAGCAACTGATATTAAGGGTACATTTTCTTTAGAGTATATAACATGGCACCCAGTATTTCCTATATGAAAAACTATTGTAGTTGCGTAAGTAGTTCTATTAGACTTATTTTGACTATCAGTTCCTAAGTAAATTTTAACATTATGTTCTTTATTAAGCTCAATATATTCTTTGATGTAGCTTGATAATTCAAATAATGACTCATCGTTTATTTTTTTAAATAGCAATTTATTTTATATTTTTTAAATTATTATTATATATGCTGATAATTAAAAATCCAATTATCATCATTAAGTACATTATAGAATCTGCTGCCCAACCTGAAGTTCCTAAATTATAATTCCAAAGTCCATGAAACATAATTGATGAAACCAAACCAATAGTAGTATAAAAATAGGGTTGAACTTTTTTAAGATAATTTATATTAAGTTCTTTTAACTTAGATTGTCCTAATGCAAACCAATAACCAGTAAACATTCCAAATATAGTATGCGCTAATAAAGAACTGAAGTTTCTAACTAATAAAGTTTCTATACCATATCTATGATAATAAATCATATTTTCTTGGACTCCAAAACCAAACCCTACTATACCGCATAAATACATTAATGCTAATGGTTTTAATTTTCTTTTTATAGAAAAATTAATTAGTAATAAAAATGCTAAAAACTTTGAAACTTCTTCTCTTACTGCAACTTGATAGAAATATTGTTGAAAAACATCTAAGTCATACCAATCTACTGGAAAAGCAGCATAACTATATGTTGTAAATATTGTTGAAATAAATCCTAAAAAAACAGCTTTAACTAAATCGCTTATTTCAAAAAGATTTTTTTTAGAAAACCCGTATAGAAACCATAAATAAATAAATGGTATACCTATCGAATAAAAGATTAGTGTAAAGTCAATGCTCATAAATAGAATGGTATTTATTATATCTATCTAGAAAGCACTTAAGAATTCAAAGTTTTATATCAATTTTATATAATATATTATTAAGAAACTTTGTTTTTATTTAAAGATTTTTTGTTAAGATTATTTTCTTTTAAGTATTCGATGTCTTTTTTATTCTTATAAATTACTTCATAAAACTCTTTTTCTAAAAGAATCTGTCTTCTGTTTAATTCTTTAAAATCTACTTTATTATTTAGAGACCTCCAAGTTTTAACCAAAAGAAGAAGACTTGTTATTACTAAACCAGAAATAATCAAAGTTATGGTTAAATCACTCATAATTTTGTCGGGAAATAGATTCGAATCGCCTCTAATTTATCATCTGCATCTACAAGAAGTGATAACGCTTCTTGAGCGTCTTTCATAAAGTCATTTGCTGTATGGTCACCGATACCAGCTGCTTGATTTTCTAAAAGGTCTAATGCCATTAATGCTTTTGCTTTATCAGCAAGTGCTTGTGTTCTTAAAGCTTCTACAATTTTACTTTTTTTCATAGTACGTTAATATTTTATTATTATATTATAATAATCTTTTTTGTTTAAAAATTAATATCTGCTTGATATTTTCGTGTTTGAATAATATAATCCATTGCTTCTTGTGGAGTATCTACTATTGTAAATAAGTCAAAATCTTTTTCAGAAATATTACCTTCCTCTTTACACATAGTATCTTTTAACCAATGTATAAGTGGTCTCCAATAACTTACACCTACAAGAACTACCGGTACTCTTCTCATGTGTCCACATTGAATAAGTGTTAAGGTTTCGAATAACTCATCTAAAGTTCCAAAACCTCCAGGATACCCAACAAATGCTTGTGCATATTTTAAAAAGAAAACTTTTCTAGTAAAAAAGTATCTGCATTCTACTAATTTATCTATATAGTCATTTTCTTTAGCCTCAAAAGGTAGTTGTATTGAAAGACCTACAGATCCTTCTTTAGATTTATATGCGCCCTTGTTAGCTGCTTCCATAATACCAGGTCCTCCTCCGGTTATAACACCAAATCCGTTCTTAACACATAATTCTGAAAATTCTTTCGCGTTGGTATAATATTTGTTATCTTCTTTAGTTCTAGCCGAACCAAAAATCGATATACATGGTCCTAATTCTGCTAATTCGTCGAATCCTTTTGTAAATTCTCCTTGTATTCTTAATACTTGCCAAGCATCTCTTGCTCTATCGTTTTCATTCATAATTTTAATTTTTGATTGGGTGCCCGGTTACAGGGACCTACCTACTAATTCCCATTTCCATATAAGCCCTTCTACAGTACATGTTGAGTAGTATTTCATTTTAATAAAGTTATCCATTTTTGTAATTCTTCACATAATTCGAATTCTTCGAATTCTACCATGTGATTTAATTGTTTTTCTAATGCTTCTAAATAGTCTCTTTTTTCACATCCAAGCTGCATATTTTCTAGTCTTTCTCCATCGTCTAATAAAATATCTGCAAATATAAATGCTTCTTCATCGTTTTCTAGAGCCCATATTAAAAATTCTGCTATTTTTTTAGAAATTTCAGCATGTCTTTCTTTTAAAAAGAGTTCAAGTTTTTCAGGTTCTGTAAAATACTCTAATTGTTCTGGCATTTGTTTCATATAATTTATATATGATTTCTCAAAAATGTTTAACAAAAAAAGCCAGCAAATGCTGGCTTTTTAATTATGTTTCAGTAAAAATTATTTTTATTTACCTTTACCTTTACCTGGAGCTGCTGATTCTATTGCAGTTATTATACCATTAAAATCAAAAGTATAAATATTTAGACCTATAGTCATTTTACCTCCTCTATATTTTTTTGATTTACTCAACTCAATAGAATTACCTATGTAACCATCTTTTCCATTTTTAAAAGTTATAGGTTCGTATTTTGCCTCTTTACCTCCTACTTTTAAGTAAAGCTGAGATTTTACAGCTAAACTAATATATCCGTATGCTCTTGTTTCACCTTTTCCAAGTTTTAAATCTGAAGCTACTTCATCTAGATCGGAAGTATCAGTGGTAGATAGGCTTGTTACAGTAGCCTCAGTTATTGAATACTTAGTCTCTTCTACTGTTTTATTTGGAACACTACCAATTTGATTAACTTTAGTATTGTCTACTGTAGTTTTAGTTAAGGTATCATTTATACCTGCACCTGTGAATGCTTCTAAAGCTGTTTTATCTTCATTCTTAGTAGTTTTAGCGATAGACTGTACTCTTGTGATAGCATAGTTCTCATCATATCTATCATCTAGTGCTTCTCTAAAATCTTCACTTCTTTCTTTTACTAAATTTCCAACTTGAGATTTATAAGCTGAACCTCTTGAATTTAATAATGTTATATTAACAGTAGCTGCTCCTTTATTTAAAGCTACGTTATCAGTTACTTTAGTAGCATCAGCAACTAAAGGTTCTGAAAGGTCGTTTACTTGGTCGCTTGTCAATAATTTTGCTTCTCTAACTAATCTTGCAATACCTTTGTATGCTTCTTTTTTACCATCAGAAGAATCACTTGCAAGGTTTCCTGCAGTTGCATCTGACATGTGTGTTAATGCTTCACCATAAACTTCAGCTGAAGAATCTAATAATGACATCAATGCTGAACCTTTAATAGCTTTAGTATTTCCATTTGCCGCTTCATCGATAAATCTTTTAGTTAATAATTCATCTTTGTCATCTTTTGAGAATGCAATTCCAAAAAGAGCTTCTGAATTATCTAAAATATCATCAACTGCTTGGTCAAATGAAACACCAGAATCAGCTGCAACTTCAATTGCTGCAGTAGTTAATGGGGAAATTACTAAGTAGTCTCCATTTCCTTTAAGTGTACCAACGTACGCATCTCCAGTTACGACATCAACTCCTCCTGTAGATTCAATAACTCCACTTGGTGTTGATGAGAATGTAAAGTCTCCATTAGAATCTGTTAATGCTGTAGCTCCTGTTGCAACATCAGTTACAGTAGCTCCAGAAATAGCACCATCAGATACGTTACCTGTATAAGTACTACCTTCTTGGTACCAAAAATATACCTCATCTTTTTTCTTAAATGCAACTAGTGTTGGATTAATACCTTCAAATACGGTATTCGTTCCATCCCATGCTGTTTTTTCAGAAACTTTTAATACCGTAGTATCGTTTAAGATAATAACACCTCCTGAAGCTTGAACGCCTAGTTCAATATCGAATGCTCCTGTTGTTCCGTCAACTGTTGTAGTTTTATAGTCTATTTTATGTCTAACATATCCAACTCCACTAGTTACTTCGATATCTCCATCAGAATCCGAATCATCAACTCCTGCACCATCTAATAATAGTATAAGTTCTTTACCATTTCCTTTAAGTGAAGCTATCATATTTTCTTCAATTCTAATAACTCTTAATTCTTCACCGGCTGAGCTAACACCATCTGCTTGAAAATGCATGTGTGTTGCTCCATCTCGCCATGCAAAGGATAAATTCCACATAGGTGATGTTTCACTTAATTGCCCTATATTACCAGTGGTACCACAATTTTTCCAAGATCCGGATATTTTTTGCCATACTGTAATTGAAGTAACATCAGAACTATATACAAATACTCCTGTATCTCCTGATGATTTTTCAAAGTGGTGTGTAGATTCACCGAAACCTGTAGCTCCAGGTGTTTCTGTTGTAAATGCCGTCTTTCCATTAGGTCCGGTCGCGCCTAGAACGTATCTATTGACGCCTGCGTTTAATTCTGCCATTTTAATTTTGTTTTTTTTATTTTTTTAAACTCACACTATGTAAGTTATTCTTTTTATATATTTGATGAAACCTATAAAATAGTCCCTCCGTGAAACAACATTATATTATGATAATAATCTATTCTAAGATTATAGCTTAACCCCTCTGATTCTCAAAAGTATTCTAATATAATCACTTATTTTCCTCTCGGATTTTCTTTAGAGAAAAAAAGTATTCACCCTCTAAAGTCTATTTTATCAAGGAAATTTTTATTCTATAACCCCTACGGGCTCTTTAAGTCAGCCACAACCCCCTCTTGTAGGTCTAATAATGGGGCATAAAGAACCCCAATGCTACGATAACATCGGGGAGAATCCTTTTTTCGAGTGGGTCGTATACTTATATTTTTATATCTAGACCCGTATTCTTTTTTACAATGTCAATATACCTTTTAGAATCTGATTCTTTTAATGCCTCTTTAACCATCTTAATCTCTTCAGACTTTAATTTCCTATATGATGTAAAGTCATCATGGTTCTGCATTATTCCTACTACTTTAGTATTTTTAGTATTAAAAACTAAACTACAATATAATGAATTGTCAAATTCTCTTCTATGTATACCTCCAACTTGATGAACCTTGATAAATCCTTCATTATCTTCTAAAGGGTCTACTAACATATACAACCTTCCCTCTCTATCTGAACCAGTTTGAGGTCTTAAAATTAAATTACCAGGTTTAAGTCCAAAGAAATACTTTTTGATTTTAGCTAACCAATTATCTTTACCTTCATTTAAGAAGTCATTAAAATACTGTAGATTTCTCATAATTACTTGATACTTATATCAACGTTACTAGCACCTGCTTTACCTAACCAACGACCTAATTCGTCTTTGATAGAATCAGCATGTTCCTCTGAATCAGAAGCACAAGTCATTGATAAACTAGGACCTTTAGATTCATTTACACTATTAATATCATTAGATTCAGATACACTCTTTACAGCATCTGCAAATATCTGATTAATCATAGTCTCTAATTCTTGAACATTCTCAGCAGACTCAGAAGGACTAGCTCCTAAATCAAATGCTCTAGTTACTGCACTAGTAATAGCACTGTCTAATTCCTTACGGAATCCTCTTACTTGGTTACTAGCAATTTTTTCATTTAACTCTTCATTTAAAAAGTCTTTAAAATTCCCTACTCTTTTCATAATTATTTATTTTTATCTTAAACCTGCTATAGCAGCCTTGTTTCCAGATTCAGCATCATCCATCCAACTCTCTATATCAAGTCTATGTCTTAGTTCCAATCTATTTTCAACCTTCTTGAAATCTACTATAGTTCCATTAGCTAAAGCCATTCTAACCATGGTTTCACCTTCACCACCAAAACCATTAATAGTTTCCTGCCATACATATAGTCTACTTCCATCATCCAAGGGATAATCTTCAGCATGTTGTTTAATAGTATAGAATTCTTGGTTTGAAATTTTAGCTTCAGTCACCACACTTTCTTGAAACTGTGCTTTTCTGTTATAGTGTCTTCTTATAACCAAATTCATAGCATCTCTAAATCTCCAGAATTCAACGTTATAAAAAAGCTGTGTAACTTTACTTGCTAAATCTCTTGTTGTAGCATCGTGTCTTTCTTCATTTAAGGATTCATTTAAAGATTCATTAAATTCGTTAAAGTTGTCTAAGTTGTTCATAGTCGTTCGTTTTTATTATAACTTATATATCACCTGCAAAAAAGGTTTTTTATTCTTTTCCCGGACCCTGGAAATTTTGACCGGCCCGGAAGACATAATGCCCTCACAAAGGTGACACACTTTATTGATGGGGCGCTATTATAGTAAGAAAAGTCTAGAGAGGAGAGCCATGTTGAGAACACTTTAAGAAGAGTCGAGAGGCTTTATTCGCGGCATTCCACCCCATTCTCACCGAGCCCGAATTCTCCAAAAGCTCCAAGTTTGGGGGTGACTAGAGCCCTATATTACCCTATACTCTCTGGGTCTCTATGAAACTTTTTTGAAAATAATTCACTCCAGATTTTTTTATGTC